TCGTAAGTATGGCATAGACTTTCAGGATAAAAGAATATGGGATTGTCAGTTAGTGCATTTCATGCTAACAGGTCAATCAAAACCATATCCTAGCTTGAATCAAGTCTGTGAACACTATGGACTAGAAACTAAACTAGACGTAGTCAAAGAAGAATATTGGAAGAATGGCATTGATACTAATGAGATTCCAAGAGATATTCTAGATGAGTATTTGCTCAAGGATTTAGAATTAACAGAGCAAGTGTATTTAAAACAGTTAGAAGATCTTGAGGCTAATCCACATCTTAAAAGACTAATCAGCTTACATAATCAGGACTTGTTAGTTCTTGAAGAAATGGAGTTCAATGGTGTTTTATATGATCAAGATAGGTCAGAGATCTTAGGTAATGAATTGGAGGAACAGATTGCAAAACTCGATAAAAGACTTTATACATTCCATAATTTTGACATGTTTAATCCCAGTAGTGTTGATCATGTTAGTGCCTTATTATATGGGGGTATTATTAAGTTCCGTGTTCAGGAACCTGATGGGGTATACAAGTCAGGACAAAAGCAAGGACAAGTAAAACTTAGATGGATAGATAAAGAAATAGAATTTCCTAGACTTGTCAAACCACTAAAAAACAGTGAGTTAGAAAAGGAAGGTTTATTCTCTACTGATGAACAAACACTTAAAAGTTTAGGTGGTTCTAAAAAAGCATCAGAAGTTATTAAGATAATCTTGACAAGAGCAGTTTTAGAGAAGAGAATGACTGCATATTATAAAGGTTTGGTAAATTTGATAACAGAGCAGAATTGGGAAAAGGGTCATATCTATGGACAACTAAACCAATGTGTGGCTCGAACAGGACGACTATCAAGTAGTAAGCCTAACTTACAAAACTTTGATGGTGAAATTAAAGGTTTATTATTATCACGATATAAGGAGGCAATATGAGTAACGATAACTATACCCCTGACTATGATGAAGGTATGCAACTTCAATCAGATCAGGAAGAAGCTTATGTAGTTCATACAGTAAATGACATCAATACAATCATTCAAGAAGTAGGTGTTGAGATTGTTATGGAAAATCTTAATGACTATTCAACTGAACAGATTGTTAAATGGTTAGCCAAACACTATTAATGAGGCATTACTAATGTTATTACAAGCAGATGCAAAACAACTAGAGTGGGTAGGTGCTAGTTATCTGTCTCAAGATCAAGTAGCTATTGATGAGATATGGCAAGGCACAGACATGCACTCTGATAATCAGAAGAGGTTTGGACTACCTAGTAGATTGATTGCTAAGACATTCGTATTTAGATTGATCTATGGAGGCAGTGCTTGGTCTTATGCTAATGATCCTAACTTCAAAGATGTAGGTGATGAGAAGTTTTGGGAAAAGATCATTAATGACTTCTATGGAAAATATAAACAGTTATATCAGTGGCACGAAGAGATTGTATTCAAAGCCACAAGAGATCACAAACTTATCATGCCAACAGGACGGACTTACTTTTATGAGCCTGAGGTTAAGTATGGTAAGATTAAGTATCCTCGAACTAAAATACTAAACTATCCAGTTCAAGGACTAGGTGCAGATTTAATGGCGATAGCTCGAGTCTCATTGAGAAATCGTCTTAAAGGTCGTGATGGAGTAAAGATGGTAAATACTGTTCACGATTCTATTATCCTTGACTTTGATCCAAAAGTATGGGATAATGTTACATTGGTCAACATAGTTGATAAATGTTTCGAAGATGTTCCTGATAATTTTACTAAGTTATTTGGAATAGATTTTAACTTACCTATGCGTGTCGAGTGTCAAATAGGACAAACATGGGGTGATATGGAGATAATAAATGCAAATCACAGTAATTGATGTTGGACAACCCAACACACATGCAACTAAGAATGGTAGATCTTATCAATCAATGGAAGTAACATACAAGAATGATAGTGGTCAAGTTCAATCTAAGAAGTTAATGTCATTCAGTAATCCTGATGTGTTTAAACAGGCTAAGGATTGGCAAAAAGGTGACACAGTAGATATTAATACACAGAAAGATGACAATGGTTATTGGCAGTGGATTAGTATTGGTGCTGATGCAATAGCACAAGCTAGTAGTAGTACAAGTAATACAAGTTCTAAAACAACAAGAGTTACAGGTAGTAACTACGAAACTAAAGAAGAACGAGCACAACGTCAAGTTATGATCGTAAGACAATCCTCAATCTCATCTGCTATTTCAGCTTTAACTGCTGAGGGCAAACGTCCTTCAGTTGCAGATATTTTAGGTATGGCTAAAGAGTTCGAGAACTATGTAATGGATAACAAATCTGTTGATTCAGTAACAGACATGGAAGACGATATTCCTTTATAATGAAAGCTTTAGTCGACATGGATTTAGTGTGCTTTCGTTGTGCAGCGAGTGCTGAGAACGATGATGTTGGTATAGCTATCTATCGTATGAATGAATTGTTTGATCAGATTATTGAGAAGACAGGTTCAACAGAATACGAAGCTTATCTAACAGGTTCTAGTAATTTTAGGAAGACTATCTATCCTGAATACAAAGCACATAGAAGAGCACCTAAACCTGTGCACTTAGAGGCTTGTCGTGATTATGCGATGCAGTCTCTGAATGCAGTAATTGCTCCTGATGGGTTAGAGGCAGATGATGCCTTGGGAATAAATCAAACAGATAATACGATAATATGTTCCCTTGATAAAGATTTACTCCAGATACCAGGACGACATTTTTCCTGGGAGATCAGTGGCAAAGGATGGACAAGACCTGATACTTTTGTTGAACAGACAGAGCTTGAGGGTCTTCGTCTATTTTATGAACAATGTCTTAAGGGTGATACATCTGATAACATTAAGGGTATAGAGAAGATTGGTGATAAAAAGGCAAAAACTCTCCTTAGTTCGTGTCCATCTGAACTCGATATGCTTCGTGTTGTCAGAAACCTTTATGGTAATGATGATGAGTTTCTTATGAACGCAGGATGTTTATGGATCCTACGGGAAGAGAACTCTTATTACAAGGAAAGATTTAATGCCCTTATTCAAAAGTAAGTTTGAAAAGACAGTGTGGGATAAACTTAAACAAGTATTCTCAGCCTGTAAATATGAACCTAATAAATATTCTTATATCCAACCTGCAATAGAACGCACTTACATTCCTGACTTTAAACCTGGCACTGCTGAGATTTACATCGAGGCTAAAGGTAAACTAGACTTAGAGACTAGAAAGAAGATGGTGTGGTTTAAACAGTGTAATCCAAAGACTCGTATCATATTCCTATTTATGAATCCTGATGTTAAGATTCGTAAAGGAAGTAAGACGACTTACTGGATGTGGGCAGAAGACAACGGATTCGAATGGCTTGATGCCAGAAAGGATTGGATAAGTGATTATAAAAAACTTTGTAAGAAACGCTGATGGTAGCTGTTCTTTTAAATGTGAGGTAGATGACAAAGAAGCAGAAGCTTTAATTCAATTTGCTGTAATAAATCTTATTGATATGGGAATCATTAATGTTGAAGAACAAGAAGACATTGAGTCAGAGGTAAATAGTTATTTAAATTCTGGAGGTAAACTCTCATGAGGAAACACATGGTGATACCTGATTGTCAAGTAAAACCAGGACATTCAGTGCAATATTTAAGATGGATAGGTCAATACATTGTTGACAAACAACCTGATGTAATTGTATGTATAGGAGACTTTGCAGATATGCCTAGTCTTTCTTCGTATGATGTAGGTAAAAAGATGTTTGAAGGTAGAACATATAAATCAGACATCAAAGCAGTTCACAAAGCTATGGAAAGTTTATTAGCTCCTCTATGGAGATTACAAGAGAGACAACGTAAAGCTAAACGAAAGCTTTATCAACCTAGAATGGTTCTTACTTTAGGTAATCATGAAGATCGTATAGATCGAGCTATTAATAATGATCGTAAATTAGAAGATTTAATTAGCATAGGAGACTTAAATTATGATAAGTATGGTTGGGAAGTGTATCCTTTTCTTGATGTGGTCGTTGTTGATGGTATTGCTTATAGTCACTATTTTGCAAGTGGTGTCATGGGAAGACCGATTACATCAGCTAGAACGCTCATTACTCGTAAGCACATGTCGTGTTTCGCAGGACATCAACAAGGTAGACAGATCGCTTACGGAAGCCGTGCAGATGGAAGAGAGATTACTGCTATTATTGCAGGATCATGCTACGAACACGATGAGGACTATTTAAGTTCACAAACTAACCAACACTGGAGAGGGTTCTATATGCTCCATGAGGTTAATGATGGTGCTTTTGATGAGATGGCAGTAAGCATTAATTATCTTCGTCAAAAGTATGGTAAAAAGCTTGACAAAAGCGTTTAAACGAGGTATAATATATGATACATCCATTAGAAAAGATCTTTGAAGAAGCAGTAGAACAAGCATCAGATGGTAAGGGTGAAGAAAGACATGGTAATGGTAAATGTTTTCTTACTCAACCTTGGGTTAGCTTAGCAGATACACATGGTACAGGGTTCTTAACTGGACAAGCTCAGAAGAAGATCATGGAAGCAGTAAAGAATAAAGAAGACTCTAACTATTTATGGTATAAAAGAGAGATGTTAGGAGCTATAAACTATTTAGCTATGGCATTGTTATATGAAGAAAGGATAGATGATGGTCGACACTAACCCACATACTGGAGAACGTATAGTCTCTAAACTTAGAAATAAAGATAAGTTTGATGAGAACTTTGATCGTATCTTTCGTAAAGACAAGAAAGAAGACAAAGAGAATGATAAGAAATCTAACGTTTGAAGAGCTTAAAGAAGAGCTCTGCAAGATGGAAGAGACAGAGTTATTAGAATTATTAGACATTGAATCAGAAGAAATTGTAGAAAAGTTTCAAGATAAGATAGAAGATAATTTTGATAAATTACTAGAAGAAGTTGATAATTTAAAAGAGGAGATAGATTCAGATGAGTAATTTACCTAGTGTATATCAAGACGTGATTGCGATGTCTCGATATGCAAGATTCATACCTGAGAAAAACAGACGAGAGAACTGGAGTGAAACAGTAGATCGTTTAGTTAATTACCTAGAAACAAAGACACCTGATTTAAAGAAGGAACTTAAAGAAGTTAAAGAAGCTGTTCTTAACCTTGAAGTTATGCCTTCTATGAGATTATTAATGACTGCAGGAGAAGCCTGTGAGCGAGACAACATCTCTGCTTATAACTGTTCTTACCTAGCAGTTAATAATAAACGAGCATTTAGTGAAGCTCTATACATCCTAATGAATGGGACTGGTGTAGGTTTTAGTTGTGAGAGACAGGAGATTGATAAGTTGCCCTCTATCCCCTTAGACCTTGATACCTGTGATGACTTAATTGTTGTCGAAGACAGTAAACTTGGTTGGGCAAAAGCTTTCAAGAAACTCCTGTCATCACTTTATGAAGGAGATATTCCTACGTTTGACTTCTCTAAAGTTAGACCTGCAGGAGCTAGACTAAGAACATTTGGAGGTAGAGCCAGTGGTCCTGATCCATTAAAGAAACTATTTACTTTCGTAGTGGATACGTTTAAACATGCTAAAGGACGTAAGCTTAACTCTATCGAAGTACATGATATTATGTGTATGGTAGGAGAAATCGTTGTAGTTGGAGGTGTAAGACGTTCTGCTCTTATCTCTTTATCTAACTTAACTGATCGCAGAATGCGTGAAGCTAAAATGGGAGCCTGGTATAATGATCACCCACATCGAGGTCTTGCCAACAACTCAGTTGCCTATACAGAAAAGCCTGACAGTGAAACTTTCATGGAAGAATGGGTATCATTGGTTAAGTCTAAATCAGGTGAACGAGGTATCTTTAATCGAATCGCTGCACAGGATCAAGCGAATAAATGGGGACGTAGAAGTCCAGATTTCAGTTATGGAACCAATCCTTGTTCAGAGATTATACTCCGTGATAAACAATTCTGTAACCTTACGGAAGTGGTCGTACGAGCAAATGATACAGAAGAATCCCTTGCAAGAAAAGTTCGACTTGCCACTATTCTTGGTACTATCCAATCGACTCTAATAGACTTTAAGTTTCTATCTGCTGAATGGAAACAGAATACAGAAGAAGAAAGATTACTTGGTGTATCAATGACAGGTATTATGGATGCTGAGATTACTTCTAATCCTAATCCTGAAATGTTAGAAAGGTTAAGAGATGAAGCAAGAAAGACAAACGAAAAGTATGCTAAGAAATTGGACATCCCTGTTTCTGCATCAATTACTTGTGTTAAGCCTAGTGGTACTGTTTCTCAGCTTGTGGACAGTGCAAGTGGTATACATACACGACACAATGACTATTACTACAGACGAATCAGAATGGATAAAAAGGATCCAATCTATACGTTCTTAAAAGAAAAAGGTGTAGAAGTAGAAGATGAAGCTTATAGACCTGACTCTACTGCTGTGTTTACATTCCCTATGAAAGCTCCTAAAGGTGCTATTCTTAGAGATGGACTAACAGCTATTGAACAGTTAGAGAACTGGATTATATATCAAAGACATTGGTGTGAACACAAACCTTCAGTCACTATCTCTGTTAAAGATGATGAGTGGGTTGAGGTAGGTGCATGGGTATGGAAGCATTTTGATGAGATCAGTGGCGTATCATTCTTACCTCACAGTGATCATACTTATCAACAAGCTCCTTACGAAGACTGTACTAAAGAGCAGTATGAAGAGCTTCTTGCTAGAACTCCTAAGACTATTGATTGGACAGAGTTTACAGAAGAGGAAGATAATACCATTGGTCAACAAACATTAGCTTGCACTGCAGGCAGTTGTGAGATATAATGATCGCTACAATTCAACCAATATGTGGAGTTCAATTAGGCATAGAGTTTACTGAAGCAGAAGTAAATGGTACTGAAATAAGTTACTGCTTGATTGATTTATTAATAATCAGAATTCAATTAGCGTGGTATAAATAATGAAAGTATGTATAATTGGTTCTCGCTCTATCGATAAAGCAGAAAAGGTCTTCCCTATCATAGATCGCTTTATCAAAGAGCATGGCACAGGCACTCTCACCTTCCTCCTAGGGAGTGCCAAAGGTGTCGATCCATTGTCGAAGAAGTATGCTGAGACTCGAGGAATAGATGTGGTAGAGTTTATACCTTATCATCTAATAGACCCTACAGCAGACTTTGACAGTAAGTATTTCTTTGTTAGAACTAAACAGATGATAGATAACGCAGATAAAGTTCTAGCTATCTGGGATACTCGTAGTAAAGGTACAGAGTATGGTATTAAGTATGCCCAGAAAAGAAATCTACCAGTGATGGTAGTTAAAGTCCCTGACTAGGGAGACATGTATGGTAGTAGGGGTTCGCCTCTCCTCTACTACCTTACTTTACAGGAGACATATATGTTTGAATATGTTTTAGTTGTATATATCAACAACACACCTATGTATAAGGGCAACTTTGAATCATGTGCCCATGCTACAGACTATGTTAATAAATGCTTAATAAATACAATAGAGCCTAAAGACTTTAGGACTGCTTGTCTTTATCAAGATTATATAAACCTACCTGCCAATTTCCATCCATTTTATCCTGGTAAGGAATGTTCCAAAGATTAATTGGAGGTAGTTTAAACGATCCCCAGTTAATCAATGAATGGACTCTTTCCTTGAGCTATTCGTTTCTTAGCATGTTCTATAGCTTTTTTCTTTATAGCTTCAGGAAATTCTTTATCATTAGTCATTGTTAATAGTTCTTGTATCTCTGCTTTAGTTAGAGTAGGTACGATAGAAGGTATTAATACTTTCTTACCATCTATTGTAGGTTCAATAGAATACTCTGTCATTACATAACCATCTGGTCTTTCTAAAGGTCCTAACCATCCTGCTCCTTTATAAGTACCATCTTTTCTAACTCCACCAATAGACTTCATAATAGTATCAAGAGGTACTTCTTTACCTTCTACTTTAGTAATACCCTGTAGTAGTTTTCCTAATACTTGAGGATTATTGATATCTATTTTGTCATTAGCTTTAACTCCAATAGATTGTGCTACTATCTTTTCATAATTAGCTTGACTAATATCTTTCTCACCTCTTCGATCTGAAGCAGGTCTCCACAGAGATATAACATCTTTAACAGACTGTGTAGGTTTACCTTTAGCAGGACCTTCTCCTGCAAAGTATCTATATACTTGATCAGCAGAAGCTTTAATACCTTCTTCTACAGTCTTAAACTCTCTAAAAGACTTAGCATCTGCAGTTTTAAGGTTTGTTGGGTTATTGCTGCCAGTAGTATTATCTGATTGCGATACTACTGGCTCACTGCTTTTGTGAGGGAGATACTCCTGTAAGCCCCAATGAGGGGATAGCAGAGTAAAACTCATCTGCTGCTTGGTCAAGAGACATACCTGAAGTATGATAGAAAGCCCTAAAGCTAGCATTAATTTCTTTAACTGCTCTACTGAAAGTAGATCCAACAGGTAGACCCTGGATTGCAATAGTACCATCTTCTCTCCTTACTGTCTTTAACTGCAGATCAGGATTAGCTTTTATAAATTCTCTTGTAGTATTTTCTAATACTTTAGAGTAATTCATGATATTCTGATTAGCATTCATTACATTTGTAGGATCTAGTTTACCATATATTTCTCTAATAGAAGGGTCTTGTAAAGAATTAATTAGGTTTCTAGTAGCAAGAACTCCCTCTTGTTGAGAGAGGTTTTCATTACCAATAACACGATTGTTTTTATCTATAGCATCATCAAACTTAGGAATATCATTCTCATTTATTTTAGCTGATTTCAAAGTTCTTTCAGTATAATCTTGTAAAGAAGACTTACCTTTAAGTTCTTTTTTAGGTTTAATAGCTCTTGTCGAATAACCATCATCATCAGGTGTACCAATAGTATAGGTAGACTTTTTAATATCTTTCCATGATTCAGTTATAAATTCAGATCTAAGCAATTCAGGATAGTCTTTAGCCATATCCATTAGGTAATTAAATTTGTATAAGTCTTTACCCTCTGCTTCTAGATCTCTAGCTACCCTTTTAATAGCTATGTTTTTATTAATTGCTACATCATTATCTAATTCTTGACGTGTATAAGTTCCATTAGCTGTTCCTATAAAGCCCTCTTTTAATTTAGTAATCTGTTGTTGAACGTGAGTGATACCATCTTTAAGAGCAGGATTATCAGGAGAAAGTCCATTATTAAGCATCATTTTACGAACATCTAAATTCAAGTTTGTTTCAAGCTGATTTAAGGCAAGCTCTTTATTAGGAGCATCAGAGTTTATAATCTCTAAAGCAGAATCTGAGAAATGATTAATAAGTGTTTCTTGATCCATAGCAAACTGACCTGAAGAAGAATAAGCATCAGCATCTAAAGCTTGTATAGATACTCTTGCATCTTTCATAAAGTCTAGCTTAGTTTTATTCTCTTTCAGAGCTCCCATGATATTAACATCAACCATATAAGCTTGATAGTCTGTACCTTGAGGAGTTTGATACTTAGGTTGCCAAGGAAATACACCTAAAGCTGTTCCTGTATCTACAAGCTTTTTAATGTCATTTTCCATAGCTTGTTGTTGCTCTTTAACTACGTTGACATCTTGTTTAACACGAGCAGTAATGTTTAATACATCTGCTATCTTAGAGGCATGACCCATAATCTCACCTGCATAAGCAGGATTTCTTGATATAGATTCTCTTATAATCTTAGAAAGTCTTTCACCTAACTCAAACTCTTTCATGATTCCTTGTTCTTTAGCTCTTACTAATTTAGAAGTTTGTTCGTCTAAAGCAGAAGTAATACCTTGAGTTTGTTTATTTAATTCTGTATTAAGAACCATAGGATAAGATTCATCATATCCTGAACTTTCTTTAATCATTTGAAGTTGACCTTCAGACTGAGCAATACCTTGCTCTAGGTTCTGAATACCCTGAAGACTACGATTAGCTCTATCTTCTTCAAGTTGTTTAATTTGTTCTGTAACATCTGCTAGTGTAGATTGTTTATCATAAGCTTTATAGGCATCTATTCCTGTCGTAACAAGACCAGAAATAAGTTCTCCTGTGGCAGCCTTCTCCATACCTTTAGACTTATCTACAACTCCTTGCTGTACATAAGCTTTAAAGTTAGAAGGTGATATACTTTGTTGAAAATCAGGTGCTTTTGGCATTTGTTATTCCTTAATTGGTGATAATTTTCTATTTACAACCATGTCATAATAATCCTGAAGAACAGGATCGTTTTCTTTTACATTCTTGAGAATATTAACAATAGATTGCATATCCTCTGTTCTTCCATCACTATTTAATAAATAAGTAAATAGAGAGCCAGTTCTAGTAGTAGTTGCTCTAGCAGCCTGACGACTAAGTACTTCTTTATAAATTTCATTTAGTTCAGATCCTGAGAAGTTACCTTCTTGTCTTAGTAGGTTCATTTCAAAGTTAAGTAGTTTAAACTTTGTCTCTGCATCTGCTCTAGTTCCTGTAAATACATCAATAAAAACACTATCTAAATCACTGATAGCATCTTTAACTTTCTGTTGTGCAGATCTTTTGAGTTCTTCTCCACGTCTTAGTTCAGCTTCTTTAAAGGTAGTAAATCCTAAAGCTTGCCAAAACGCATCTGTTTTAGTTATTTCTAAACCTTTAGCAAAGCCATTCTTAGTATAAAGATCTTGCATTCTCCAAGCACGTCTTGCTTTAGAAACATTAGAACCTAAAGAAGTAGCTTCTAAAAGAGCAGGCATTACTTCAAACATAGAATCGCCAGTAATGTCTCTGTATTTAAATATGTTTTCTGCTTTAGATACAGACTCCATGATTCTACCTACAGCTTTGTTAAAAGGTATATTAGGAGCCTGAGCTTGTCTGTCTCCCATAAACCATGCAACTGATTGGAACAATCCATGTAATACTTCAATAGGAGCATTCGTAGCACTTACAGAAGCTGAAGCAGATATACTTACATCTGATTTCTCATCCATTAATAACTCAGAAAGATATTCAATGGATAGGTCTATAGCTCCTTTTTGTAGAAGTTCAGCATTAGCTTGTATTTCAGGATTATCATGATTAGCAAAATAATCATAGATTAGTTTACCTGCTCCACCTATTGTTCCATACTTAACTCCATGTAGTAGGACTCTATTACCTACTAACATAGCTCTTTGACCTCTAGTTAAGTTAGTACCATTATCTTGTAATACTTGTACTAAGCCTTTAACGTTAATAGCTTGGAACTGTGTTAAGAAGGATAAAACAGGTTGTCTTTGAAATTGAAGAGCTCCTGCTCGAGACATCGAACCTGCTTGTTTCCATGCTTCAAAAGCTAACTGATTAATATTAGCTTTAGTAGTCCAATCCTTACCTGGATTAGCTGCTTTCCATCTTTCTTTATTTTGTAAGAACATACCTACCAAGTTGCTTAATTCAGATACACCATATCCATATTTATTAAAACCACCTGCAACTACACCTTCAGCAGTTTGTACAGGTCTTAGTATTTTACCTGGAATAGAGGTTCCTTCATCAAAACTTCTAATACGTCTTCCTAATACTTCATGAGCAGCCAAGTTCTGGTTAATTGTTTCAAGAACATTAGCTTCTTTAAGTGCTTTCAATTCAAGATCATATTCTAATTTAGCTTTAGGATCTTTAATCATAATACTTTTAACAGCTTGAGAATCAAAGCCCAATAGTTCTGAAGCTAATAAAGGTGTCTTTGTAAAAGTAGCCTTAGCTGTTTTAGGAAACACAGTAGCTTGTTCTATAAACATAGAGGGTTGAATGATCCAGTGTCTCATAGGAAGTACATAAGTAATCATAAGTCTAGTAGCTAAAGCCTTACCTAGGGTAGAGGCACCAGTAATACCCATACTTGCTAACTTTCTAAGTTCAGAAGCAGGTACTTTAAATGTACGAGACTCAAGAATATCAGCCATTGACTGTAGAGAGTTAAACCATATTCGATCAAAAGACTTAACATCACCTGCTTGAATAAAGTGATCATGTCTTAGCCATGCAGATTGAGCATCCTTAACCATTTGTTCTAAGGCAGGAGAAGCTGCTTTACCTTTTGCAGTAGCTGATATTTCATTTAATGAAGTAGGATAAGTATCTCCAGGGATTACATCTTTAAAGTCTTTTACAAACTTCTGTGTAAAAGCTTTCTCAAATTGAGATCCTGCTGCTGTAGAAGTAATTCTACGAGCACTTTCATGAAGAGCCTTTAAAGGATCCATGATAACATTGTCATCTTTAAGGTATCTAACACCTTCAGCTCGAGTCAGAGCATTTTTATAGTTGTCAGTATCCATCTTATAAATAGCAATATGATCAGATATACTGTTAGCTACTGACTTTTCAGGAGACATTACAACAGCATCTGGAACATAATTAGGTGAATTAGGATCAGACATCTCTTTAACTAATAAGTCTGCCTCATATTTAGTAGTAGCTGTACCTTTAACTTCTGTAAAGCTATCTGGAACAGGTCTATTAGTTCCTCTACCATATTCAATACCATTATGTTTTACATAAATAGGTTTAGTCTTAATAAAGAAATGACTTTCATATTGTTTGTAATAGTGTCCAGGAATCTTATTAATAACTCTTTGAGGTAGAATCTTAAGCTCTGATTTTCCTTTAGCACTGATTAAAGCATAGTCAGCAGAGGCTCCAGTTACATCCTTCTGTCTCTTACTGAGTCTTACTAATTCTTTACCAGAAGCTACATTAACAGTAGAGTCCTTAGCATTAAAGATATTACCTTTGGATTCATCAGGTACATATTTAACTATTTTTCCTGAATCAATATCTAATACTTCTGCAGGTACTTCAGATAAAAGTATACCTTTTTTCTGATTAAACTGTTTAGCAAACATAAGGGTCGGTCGATTATTTATATAGATACCTTTATCATAACCCTCTGCATATAGTCTAGTTTTCTCACCTTGATTGGTAATTTCAAATAGAGTATCTTGAACAGTTCTCCATTCTTTCTGAAGAGCATCAAGTCTTTCTAATTGTTTAGTTGTAAGCTTATCTCCTAAACGAACACCATTTACTTCTATATTAGATAATTCAGAAACACTATAAAGATCTATACTTTCTGCTTCCATCTTTCTAGCAATATGACCCATGTAAGGATTGATGTCCCTACTTACTTTAACCATATTGTCCATCTTTTCAGTAACACGATTTAAAAGGTTTTCAGCTTTCTCACTTACACCTTTTCTAGCCATCTCTGCCCATTTAGGAAAGTAACCAGTTCCTGAAAAGTATTCACTGATACTAGATGTTTTATATGCTCCTGCGTTTAAACCACCTATAAAAGACATAGTCTCAGAATCTAATCTATTGTCTTCTATTACAGGATTATCTAGTAAGTCATACTTCTTCTTAAAGCCATATTCAATTTGAAACTCACCTTTATCTAATGTTTTAGCTTTAGATTTAAGGAAAGCATCAGCATCATACACTTTATTAGTTTTAAGGTCTCTTACTTTAATAGCACCTGGTTCATCCATAGCTTCTACTAAAGGTCTTAATTGTTTAATTCCATGTTCAACAGCAGCTTTACTAGCAAACGCATAGTCAGGACCTTGAGTAAATACCATCTCACCTTCAAGAACATTATCTACCATGTTAAAAGTAGAGGCAGGTTGATTATGATGTAGCTTAGTAGACTGAGCAATATTAAAACGTCTTTCAAAGTCAGCAAAACGAGCAGGAGAATCTACAATATTATCATCAAATAAAGAATCATAGATAATCTTAGCTGAATCTGACATTCCTTCTTTTTCTTTTAGTCTTCTATTAATATCAGGAATAGGACCATTTTGATCTGTCTTTTTACCAGTCTTAGCTAATACATTCTCAGCTATGATAGCTTCTTGAGAAGTACCCATAGCATCTGCAAGAGATGCACCATCAGGACCATCTAAAGAAGTAGCTAGAGTATCACCTGCTAGTTTAGGATTAGCTGTAACTGTGGCTACTGCAGGAGAATCTTTAGGATGTGTTAGTCTATTATATTGAGTTTTAAGAGGTTTCCATGCAAAAGGAATCATCATACCTATTGCTTCCATAGTAAATAGAGCAGTCTCTTTATCCTTAGCTATACCTTTTTCTACAGCCTTATCAGCAATAAGTTCTAACTCACCTCCTACCCAATTAAGAGCCTGAGTAGCGTAGGCTTCATCAAATTCTTTCTCTACACCCATCCATTTAGCAAGAAACTTAGGATCTAAGTCATCAAACCAATTCTGTAGTTTGTCTACACCTAATTTAGTATTAGTCTTTTCTTCCCATTCTTTTCTATAACGAGCAATATCAACTTCTTTACCTTTAAGAAGGTCAACAGTTAGTCCTGCTAATGAATAAAGAAACTGAGGAATCCCTTTAATAGTACCCACACCTAAGTTACCTACAAGAGATGCTGCTTCAGCACTAATAGGTTTAGCATAGTCTTCATCGATAGATTTAAGAAACGTTGTATTTTCTTTAATAGCTTCTATGTTATTATTGTTTACACGCTCATTTACAGAATCAACAACTTGATCTTGACCTTCCATATCTAATGTTGATTGTCCTAGTTCAAGAATAGCTATATCTTCTATGTATTTATCTTTAAGAGATCTAGGAATAAAACCACCTAAACTATACTGACGAAGCATTCTTTGCTTTTGATCTCTAGGAATAGTTTGATCACCCATAAGGTTAGCTATAACTAACTTATTCTTTTCATTGGCTTCTGCTTGATAAGCTACTTCTGCGTTTTGATATACGTCAGAATAACCTACTTGAGTGAAGTCATCATACGTTTTATTATAAACATCTACAGCATTATCCATATTAGACTGAGAAGCTAAATAAAAAGCCTTCTCTTTTGCCTCTGTTTCTGATAAAGGTCTGCCCTTAAGCTCTTCACCTTCAAACTGAAGCAGTGTCGTATTTTCAAATTCCATTAATTAATCCTATACATTAAAGATGTTAATAAAGTCTTTTGACATTCCTGAAGCCATTGTAGCCATGTTTGTCCATTGATTAGCCTGTACTCCTGCCTGGTATCCTTTAGAAGCTGCAGTAGCAGCACCAATATTATATCCTGATTGTTCTTGAGCAAACCCTTGAGCTACGTTAATTTGTCCTATGTTAGCTGCAGCTTGAGTTGCTAAACCTCCTACTGCTCCAGTAAAGCTAGATGTACCTGCCATACCTATTCCTGCTCCACCTGTTGCTGCTGTAATTTGACCTGTTTTAATCCTTTGCTCTCTTACTTGAGCTATCCGTTGCAATCTTGCTTGAACAGCATTTTCTCTTTGTCTAGACTCTTCTAATTTCTTAGCTTCAGCTACTCGTTGTGCCTCAAACTTTGATTGTTGACCTGCATATTTTCTAGATTGAATTTGAGAAGCAACATTAAGACCAAGACCTGCTATAGAAGTAGCTTGTGATAAAGAAAGACCTGAAGTTGCTAACTTAGCTACACTTCCTAAGCCCTGTCCCATATAACCAAAGCTACCCATACCAAAAGCAGAATATCCTCCATAAGCAATAGCTGCTACTGCTGCTACTTTTGCTATTGTTTTAACAGCTTTTTTATATTCAGGAAGACCTGTATATGGATTAATAGTACCAGAACCACCATACATTTTTAATAATAAAGCTTCTTCTGGATTAATATGAGCAAGCATTGTATCACCTTCTTGCCCTTTACCTGCAATATCATGATATAATTCTTTAAGTAATTCTACTTTTTCTTTAGTAGATAAGTTTCTTATTAAACTCATAGTGTCTCCCTTATAATACTTTTTTAGTTAATATTTGTTGCATTCCATCTGTTGTTGTAACTATAAAATTGGTTGGCATCATACCAAACATCTTATTAAATTTAAGATCAAGTATAGTTTCTGGTAATCCATATATTTCTTTTATACCCATAGCTTTAATTTTAGGTATAATAATATTATCCCAAACATGTAAATATCTTTTATAAGTATCAGGACTCCATTGGATTGAATCCATGTGAAGCATCCATCCAGGAAGATCCTTATCATATCTTATATGGACATATCCATTACCTGGTTCTTCGTATAATATATTCATTAAACATTAGAAGTTGCTGTGGCAGGGAACGCCCATCCTAGTAACTTCATATCTTTTCCTTCTTCTGAATTTATCTTTAAACTTATTGTTTTACCAGAACCTCTTAGCTTATTCTTTGTTATAATAACTCCATCACCATAGTCAAAAGGATCTCCTGATCCAGTAGGTATGTAGTTTCTTAATAAACGATAAGCTTGGAATTCTGATCCCCATTTACCACTATTAGCACTATTTGACCAATTCCATTGTGATTGTACTTTACATGATGATTGGTTATTAAGAATTAAATTAGATCCTGAAGCTATATAGCCATCTTCTGTACGAGTAAAATAGAAGAATACATAAGGTATTTGTTTGTCTCTCATAACATCACCAAACAACTCATAACCTGTTACAAGATAACTAGTATAGCTAACTCCTGTACCATTTTCTGTTACCCAATCTTTAAATGACAAGTTATTAAATTTAGATAGAGTAAAAGAAGTACCTACTATAGTTAAATAACTAAATTGTGAACTTCTATTTAATAACAAATCTTCTGTTGTTACTACAGTATCAGAATTACTATCTATAACTGTATCTCCACTTGTAACTAATACAGATTGATCAAAACTAGATACGGCATAACCAGGTACTTCAATATAGTCAGCTACATAAGGTGAATTAGTTGCAAGATCACTAAATGTATTTGTGTACCAAGCTTGGAGTGTAAGATCATATACAAGTTCCTTGGTATACTTATTTATATAATTATTGTTCGTATAAGAAGTACTATCATTATATAACCAACGTACTCTATTTTCTTTCTCATCATAGAATCCTTTACAGTTGTTTTTACCAATGTCAGGAATACCTAAATATAAAGATTGAATTGTTGTAAGTGATAAAGATTCAGCTTTAAATCTTCCTGCTACAGAGTCTGTAGATAATAAATAAATACCTGCTTTAGACCAATATACAAAGTTACCCCCTACATTAACTACAGATTTAGAATTTAAGATTCCATTTGGAGAAATCTTACTTGCTTGGAAAGAAGTAGCTACGAAACCATTAGTATCTCCATAAACTTCCCACACACCATTCTCTGCAAAGACAAGTAAAGATGATTGAGAAGAAATTATCTTAACAATACGAGTAGCTTCTGGTATCTGAATAGTACCCCCATCAGAGTCAATAATGTCATTAATACCAGGATCTGTAGGATCAGCTTCTTGATGACATTTACCTAAGTCTGTATTAGATGTTACAACTTTAGTAAAGAATATATATCCTGAATAATTAGGAGATTTAGCATCACCATTTGTAACACTAGAATCAATACCTGAATAGAATATACGTTGAGCATAAGAAGCAATAGTAGATATATTACCTGTTTCTGTATCTGAATTAAGTCCTGTAACATCTGTTCCTGCTTCTCTAGAAGAACCTCTATCAAAGGCATCTATAATGATTGAACCTCTAGCTACTGTATAACGTGATTGTGAGTTCTTTTGTAATACTACTGGATCAAACTTTTCATAATTAGCATCGGCTGAATTACTAATCTTACCAAGAGTCCATGAATCAGAATTACTTGGATATTTACTTAGAGCAGTAAATGTTTCAGCTAAAGCATCTCCTCCTCCTTTAGTAACAATGTTTTCATTCCAACCTTGGTTACGAAGATTATACTTATGCTCATCTGATAGAGTAGCAGGTCTTTCATCATCTCCTAAACCATCTACTAATCCCCATATATCTCTAACTTTAATATCAATAGTAGATTGAGTTACTGTATCTGTTGTACTATTGTAAGAAAGAAGTACAGGTTTATCTATGTCTTTAGAAACAATAATTAACTGATTGTTAATAACAGCAGTTTCTATATTATTGTTAGATAGTCCTGTTATCGTAATAGAATTACCACTATTTAATAAATTAGCACTAGGAGCTGAAGTTAAGAGATCTATAAACCATAGTTTATTTTTAACACGAATAACACCAATAGCTACAGATGAGTTACCACTAGGAGTATCCCATCTATGAAAAGATTGTTTACCTTGTTTAATATCATCTGCTGTTAAACCTGTAGAAGTCTTTGCATAGGCACCTTCATAGTCTAAACCTAGTCTACGAGAGCGTGAGCCATCTCTATTGAGTACAAAGTTTTGTTCGTCAATAGAAGCATTCTCTGGAAATGTAAGAGGACTCGCCTCTGTAATTAGACCCTTGACAAAGGATCTAAAGACTTTCTCGGTTTTAGCTGCCAATTAATTATTCCTCAGTAGATTGTTCTTCTTTTTCTTTAATAGTCTTTTTAAGATCTTTAACAAACTCTTTGTTTTCTGCTTTCTTTTCGAAACGATCTTTGTTATTTAGTAGATAGTTACGAACAGCTATTTGTGCTACAGCACTTGATGTAAAGAATCCTGCTAGTTCTTGTGGTGTTTGTCCACCTTGAGTAAATTGTATTTTATAATGTCCAGTACCTGGAGCATTAACAATCTGTATCTCCTTACCATTTGGGGTCATAAATGTATCCATTGTTTATCCTTAAGTTATTTAATTTTAGACTTTTTATAGTTCTCTTTGTTTTCTTCTCTAGTTTGAATAGTTCTAGCCATAGAGTCTTTAACTATGTTTTTCATACCTTCATAGAGCTTCTTACCTGCTTTGATAGGTGAGGGTGGTTTACCTTCGCCCATATTAGCTTTAGTAGAGTTAGCATCACGAATAGCTGCTATCTCTTCAGCAGTCATTTCGCTAGGTTTTTTACCTTTATATAAATCTCCCATTAGTTTCCTCCCATCATTTTACGAGCTTTTCTTTCAGCTTCTCTAGCCCAAGACATACGATCTTCTGATGGTTCTGACTTAGCTGATAAAGTACCAGTAGCTGTTTCTTTTGATTGACTCAAATTATTAACATAGTCTTGTACAATAGGATTATTAGAATAGCTCTCTGCAGAAGAAGTAGATTCTTTTACACTAGATTTAGAATTATAATTAGGTCCTTGTCTAAGCACATCATCAGATTGTCTTACTACTGAAGTTTGAGGAGCTGTTGATTTACGAGGTACTGTATAATCAGGTCCTTTTGAAGTATCAGTAGGAATATACTTAGGTTTTTTTAGATTAGCTTTATATCTTTCATTAGCTTCTTTATTAGCTTTTTCATAAGAAGGTTGTTTGTACTTTTTCATGAGTGGCATGATTAATATCCTTGTTTTTTAGGTTTAACTATCTTTTTCATAGGTTTCTTTTTCATTGTTTTCATAGAAGTTTTCCTTTTCTTAGTTGATTTACCATATTGTTCTTTGTGAACAAATGCCTGAGTATTGCTCGTTAGTTGTGACATTAGTAGTTAGGTTTTCCTTTCACTCCTGGTTTACGTCCATAATTACCAAAGGTAATTCCATTCTTTAGTTTCCATGCCTCTTGAGACATTCTACGTTTCTGTGAAACGGATACTTGTTCAGCCTTAGGATTACCCATTTGTTTTAATGTAATAAAGCAAGTAGACTTAGCTTCTGCTAATAAGTATGTAAACATTTGAACAGGAAGATCAGGTGTAAAAGAATCTGTTATACTAAAAGCAACTGATCGTTTGCCATGACACTGTGTCTTACTACTTACAAGAGTAGAATTAACAGCACTATCATAAGAATCAAATACAAGATTGTCATCATCAAATGAAGTAAAGTATTGAGGAGGTTTATCATTATAAATTAATAAAGATATACCTGTTGTATCTGTTACTGTAGTTACATTAGATGCAGAACTATCTCTTTGATTCAAGATATAAAGAAAGTCTTCAGGAGTCTTATAGAGAATCTCTTTATACTTGTCCTTAGTATCTGTAAGTTTTCTACAATTATAATTAAGCTTCTTAAGATCAATAATAGTTTCAGGTAGACTCATGTGAGTAGGTCTTGCTGAAGTACCACTACTATCTAATTGAAACAACTCATAGAGAAAAGGAAAGTCTTTACCATCTATAATGTTATAATAAGTTGATTTAATAATCTGTGCTACTTGTAAGGCTTCGACTGTATCATTAATACTATTAATTTCATCAGAGTCCATATCTGACATGATGTCTTGTACCATTTCAAGTAGTGTCATTTTAGCCATAATTTTATCCTAGAAATAAAACAGTTAAACCTGCTTCAGTTGGAGTAATATTAGTTCCTGAAGAAGTACCATCTCCTCCTACAAACATGGATAGTGTTTGACCTGCTGTTGCATTAACTAAACCACTAGAAGCTAAAGTAATTTTATCAGCTCCATTAGTAGGTTTAGCAACAGTTGTTAATCGAGCTCCTACAGAACCATTTAAAGCATATTTAAAGTTATAAACTGAACCTGAAGCAATAGCTGCTGTTGTAAAGTTAATCCAGAAATCTACATAATAAGTACCTGCTTGATTAAGAGTAATGATACCACTTGCAGGAGTTGTAGTTAAAATAGACACATCACCTTGTGTCCATTCTCCACTTGGATTAAGAAGTGAATAAGCAGAAGCACCTGCTAATGTATGAGCAGTAGCACCTGCTGAGATGTATAGATCTGCATGAGCTTTACCTGGAGGGTATGTCCATGCACCAGAACCTGATCCATTAGAAATATATACTTTACCACTTGTAGCAGCAGCTACACCCTTAGGCTCATGTATATCTGGATCTGTGATAATGTTATGTTGTATAGTCATTTAATATATATTCCTAAAAGATAAGGGAGGGTCCGAAGACCCTCATCCTTAATTAGTTTTTGTCGTAAACGTATTCAACGACAAGTCGAGCTTTACCTGTAAGTAAATCGTCAACGTTAGGAGCAACTACAACTTCTCCTGCAGTAGCACCGATTGTTTTACCTACTAAAGCACCTGCACCAGTAACAACGTTACCTGCAGTGCCAATAGCTGTTTGTGTAGCCTCATCAGCTTCCACCAAACCATCAGCATCGATAGCAACACCTGCAGAATTATACAATCCAACAACTAAGTCTGTTGTAGTAGATGTAGAAGTAAATGCTACATCAACATATAACTTAGCTGAAACGATTGTTGCGTTTGCAGGAATAACATATTGTAAATTGCTAGTACCAGAAGCAGGGAGATTATCATAAGAGAAATCCCATTGGGCTCTTTTGATAATACCTGTAGATGCTGTTTGAGCACCTTTACTTCCATCTGTTGTTCTAGCACCATAGTGGTTAGCAACACCACGCTTTGCGTCTACTTCATAAGTCATGTGATGTCTCCTTAGTAATTAGATGGATGAGTTAAAATTACACCCAACGTGTCAACACGTTGAGCACCAAAACCGAAGCGAGAAGTAACTTGATACTTGTCAGCTCTTTCTTCGTTGTCTCTCCAACCTTCTGTTTTTGGAGCACGTCTCCATGCGTGCATAATTGGCTTGCATGAATCATCAGCCACACACATAAATACGTTTGCTTTGTCACCAACAGCAGCAGTTTCAGATGTTAAACCATATGAAGAAGCATTGATAGCTTCAGTAGCTGTTAATGTAGGTAAGAAGTTAGAAGTATAGATGTCGAAACCAAAGATATTCTTAACGAATTTATGATCACGAGCAAAACCTTCTGTTACAATACCATCAAACATTGGGTTATTTGAAACGTTAACTAAGTTTTGTAAGCTATTTAATGTAGCTTCAACAACTGGATCAACGATAGCAATACGACCACCTGCAGGAACATTAGCTTTATCAAATGCTAATTTCATAGCGATAAAGTCTTCTAATGTAATAGTTCTTGCATTAGCTGCAGCAGAACCTACCCAACGATGTGGACGACCATTAACTAAGTTAAGGTTAGCTGCAGTTTGACCTGAGTTAGCAGCAGCTAAATATTTAGTTTCGTGGTTTTCACCAAGAGCACGTGTAGATTCCATAGCTCTCATAGACATTAATGTGTCTACTTGTGAACCATCTTCACGTAAGTCGTCAGAAACTTTCCAAGCATCACCAACATAGTCAGTAATAGCAAGTGTTAAGTTACCTGTGTCAATAGGTGAGAAATTTAAAGGTGTATCCTCAGCAGCATCTTGAAGAGTTACTGTACCTACTGTTTTAATGTTTAAAGTTGTACCTGAACCAAAGTCAGTTACATCTCTCCACATTCCTTCTGGCAATAGATAGTCATGTAAGTTTTCAAGGATAAACTGAGAATACTGTTGAGCTTCAATAAAAGCTGTAGTATTAGAAGTTAATTGTGACATTTAAGTCTCCTTGTTAATTGTTTAATTGTCGTTTTACTTTTTCACCTGCAATTCGCCAAGCATTAAGCATATCTTTAGTAGAAGCACCTTTAGGTACTCTAGCAGATAACTCATCTGTTGCTTTATTATTAGATAAAGATTCTGTATTTACAGTACTTTGTGATTTTGCAACTGTTGTAGCTCTGTTATCAAAACCTGCTAATTTTAAAACAACATTTGGAGATGTTGCAGATAAATTGTGTAATTGTTCTAGTGTCATACCTGACTCTTTTGCTAAGGTATTATAAACTTCTTCAGCTTTACTTCCATACTTTTCAGTAAACTTGTCAGCTACTGAACGAGCATTAGTTTGAGCTTTAGTTAGTTTTTCCCTTTGCTGTAAGGTTTGATTAACTAGATCCATGATTCTATCTTGGTTTATTTCACTCGTAGAAGTGGTAGCTTCTTGAGGTTGAATACCAGACTTTATTTCATCAAGTAACTCTTCTGTTGTTCTACGTTTAGCAAGTTCCTCTTTCAAATGAGTCATTTCTTCCTCTAGGGTTTTGATATGCTCTTGTGCATGAGGCACTGATCTTAACGCATCATCAACAGATTTATACTTTTTACCTTCGCCTACAAACTCTTGAGCTTCTGTCGGTATCTCAAAAGGTCTAGCTTGGGTATCTTGTTGCTGAGTCTCTTGGGTATTTGACTCAACAGCTTGTTCTTGTTTAACTTGTTCTTCACTCATTATTTTTCTCCTTGGTCAGGAATAAGATTATATAATTTAGAAAAAGCTTTTTGGATGCCTAATTGATAAGCTTGGTATTGACTCCAAGCAGGTTTATCAAAAGTTTCTTCATCTATTGCTTTTCTTTGAGCAAGTTGAATCTGCTCGAGACAGTAAGCTTTGAGCTCTTCAAACACTTGTTGTTTTGTTAAGCTCTTAGCTTTATCTGATTTTAAATCCATATAACTATTCTAACATAATTGATTAAAAAAGTCAAGGTTTAAATTAACCCTGCTCCCTGTAAGACAGACTCATTTAAGTCGTCTTCAATAGGTTCTTGTGCTTGCATCTGAGCTTCTTGTTGAGCAGACATAGCTAACTTCTGTGTTTCAGCATTTTCAAAGATAGCTGCGTTGTCTTTAATAAACTCATAAGCTTCAAAACCCATGTACTCTTCCACCATCTTAGCTAATTGTTTAGCAGAGATATGTGGTGAAATCATTTGTCCAATCGGACTATTAAATAAACCTATAATGTTTTGAATTAACTGTGCTCGTGCTGCATAATGTCTAGCACCTATAGGACGTAATTTACCTTTAGCTGTAATATCTTCTTTAGTAATAGATATAAAGTCAGCAACACCTAAGTCGTTATCCATTACTTTAGCAATCTCTGCAACATCTAAATTACGTCTAGCTGTTTCAAGCATTGTATTTAAAATAGGTTCTATAAATTCTATTTCAAATTTATTAACTTTGTTTTGGAAAATACGACCTGCAGCATTTTGTAATTGTTGTACTTCAAATGCTGTTTTTTCACCTGGACTACGAATACCCATAGCTTCTCTAGGTGCTCCTGCCATTTCTTCCATAAGTTGTAATAACATACCAATTTCATTATTAACTTGGAAAGCAGCAGGATTAGGAGGCATCATATCTACATCACCATCTTCAGGAATATGAATTACTGATTCAGGACCCCATTCAAATGGTTCTACATCACCTTTAATTCTAATTGGTGGATGTATTGTTAAATCTAGTGCATCTGCTTTTAAGTTTTCTAAATGGTCTACTCGATATTGCATACCTACTAAATTATCTAAAGGACCCATCGCATATAAATTATCAGGACGATTTCTCCATCCTACATGATGTTTATTATCTTTACCTAAGTAAGATGGATTTTCTATATTACGTAATACATAACTACGATCTACAATAGTAATAATTCTATTTTCAAGTAACTCATCATCATGTTCACTATAAATAGTTCCTTCAAATTCTAATATTTCTACTAAACCTGATTGATAATATTCTTGTAATGAACCAAAACCATCAATGTGATAAGCTTCTGCTTTGTTAATATCTTCTAATCTAAATTGAGTTATATTACGTCTTACATCCATAGTTTTATTAAAAGAATCTATGTTGTATTGTAGATCAGGTCGTTTATCAATATCTAATTTAAGTTCACCTACTGTTTTTACATATCGTGTAAATTTAGGAGTATCTTTAAATGCTTTAGCTGTTGGATTAAAAATAATATCAAATGGTGATATTCTTTCTAGTTTAGGACCAGTATAAGTAACTATTTCTTCTTTTGTAATAGGATCAATATGTTTTTCTGTAATATAGTTTACTTCTGCAAAAGAATTACCATAATCAATGTAGTCATATACTAATTGAGCTACTGTTTCTCTAAAACCTGATTCTTTTAGTTTAGTTTTTAAATAGGCTTCAATCGCTTTACGTTTTGCTGTAGTTGTATCTTCTAAAGAAGCTCCTTCCCATTTCATCCAGTTATCATTAGGAAATAAAGCATCCATGTAGTTAGCATGAAGATTATCTCTAATCTGAGTTAATTTAGGAAGTGTTGTTTTATTCTTCCAAGGAAGTTTAGAGTTAGTTGTTTTAGTGGTATCAGTTGCAAATAGATAGTTTCTTAATTCTCTCCATTCTTCTTCTTTATCTTGTCTTTGAATCCACCAATTATTGTAGAGATGTCCTAGCTGTCTTGCTAAATTTTCTCTAGCTAACATTTGTTTAATTTCTGCGACTTTTCCTGCCATAATAATTTCCTTAGTAAGTTACTCCCCCAAAACGAGAGTGTGTTTGTATACGACTTGTCATATTAATAACATTACCTCTACCTTTTGGTACGATTGAAATAGCAATAGCATTGGCTAGTGCATCTTTAATATCATCGTGAGGAGGATGTCTTTGTGTTAATTCTTCTTCTAATGGTTGGCAATTACCTCCTTTGTAATGCCATATTTGTTTATTATCATATTTAGGTTCTAAAATAGCACTAATACGTTGTCGTTTATCACCCATATGTCGTGTAGGTCTATACTCATCAATAGCAAGAGGTATACCATTAGGTCGTAAATAACTATCTTTTAATTCTTTAACAATAAGTTGTTGAGCTACAGTAATTTCAGCTCGTAGTTTTCTAAATCCCCACTTTTCCCAAGAACGTAATATATGAGAATAGTAATCAACAATTTTATCTGTTTTAAAACGATCTATATCTAAGACATAATAATTAGCTTGACTATCTACACCAATGATAACAAGAGCTGTATAGTCAGCTTTTTTACGTAAACTAAAAGCAAAGTCAATCGCTGCATATATATTTAATTTACGATCTCGTATAAACCAGTCGCCTTCTTTATTTGTTAAAACTGAACGATCATAATATTGAAAATCATCTACATTTAAATTAGCTGTTTCTTTACTATTAGGATCATTATAATATTGTGCAAAGAATTGAGTTTGATCTACATATTTAGCACGAATACGAGCTAATTCTCTTGCATCAAATCCAAATGATTTACCATCTTTACGTTTTTGTTTACTCCAAAGAAACTCACCATTAGTTTCTACTACTCGTTGAAATAATTCATAGACTGGCTCTTCTTCAAGCATTTCTCCTTCATCATCATAAATGCTTTCTTTCATGTTTACCATTGTGTCATATATATCTCTGGGGTGATAACGAGTACCAACAACCCACTCAAAAGCACCAGGATTTTCAATGGAAGCCAGTTGACTATATGCTGACGATACTTTATCTCGTCCCTCTTCAGTATAAGCATTACCAGGCACAACAATGTCGTCAAGCACAACAACATCAGCATGGAAACCAGTAGTATTTGAAGTAAGTCCAACTGCTTTAACACTGGCATCTCTTACTCCTTCCTCTTTTCTTTTTGGATGATCAACAGCTATTTCAGCTACTGCCCATCGTTCTCTTTTGCCCTCTTCAGGATGTAACATTTCAGACCAATAACGTCTATAAATTGGACTATCTATAATTTGTTTAATTTGATATAATTGTTTTTCAGCTAAATCTGCTGTAGCTGATACATATAATATAGTAGTTTCAGGATGTTTAGTTAACCACCAAGCTGTTCTATATGCTACTAATTTAGATTTCATATGTCCACGAGGAAGTAATACAAGTTGATTGTTTTTAGCTTCTTGTCTAGTCCACCATTGTATTAATTCTTCATGTATAGCTCCCATCATTAAATGAGGAGCTACTAATTTAATAAACGTTAGTAAGTCTTCTTCTGCTGCTTGTCTAATTTGGTCAATTTGACTCATTTATTTCTTTCTATATTTAGCTGTTTTTTTAGCTATTGATTTAGGCTGTGCAACAAATTGTTTACCTTTACGTTTACCTTCTGCTTTAGCTGCATTAGTAGCTTTTTTTTCAGAAAGACTTAATGCTTTCCATGCTGCATCAGGTAAGTATCTTTTCTTTCCTTCACTTTTACTACCATCAGAAGTTCTCCACTTCTGTTTAGTCCAAGCTTTTAAACTCTTTTGTGATTTAGCAAGAGCCATTATTTATAACCTCCTCCTGCTTTTTTATATTCACTAGCAAGTAACTGAGCTTTACGAGCTGACCATTGTCCAGGATTACCACCTTTACTACCTGCTTTAATCTTTTCAAATAAACGTTTACGCATTGTAGGTTTTGTATAATTACCTGCTTGATTAACTTTACTTTTTGTTTTGCTTTTCGTTTTCAAGTTGTTTCATCCTTTCTAGTCTAGCTTCTCTTGTCATATACAACCAATGTTCTAGATCATCATAATTTCTGTAACATGATCTACATCTTGCTTTACCTGCTACATTTATCATACGACAATCCCCAGTACAAGGACTGTCGTCTACCATTTAACTTTATGACTCCAATAACGAGCACTTAATTTACTTGGATTTGGATCTTGTGCATTATGTCTTGCATAGTAAGATTTCTTACGTGCTTTATCTTTAGCAGACGTAGGATTTTTACCTGCACCTCGTACACCTTGTTGTCCAAACCTAATTGTTTTAACTTTATCTCCTACTTTAGCTACAACAACATGAGATTTAGTAGGATGTCCTGGAGTACGTTTAGGTTTGTTATAACCTGATACTCCTGCTTTTTCTAGTCTAGAGTCTTTAGCCATATTATTTCCTTTTTTTACTTTTACCTGCTTTTGATAATGCAATAGCAATAGCTTGTTTTTGTGGTTTACCTGCTTTCATTTCTTTACGAATATTTGCAGAAATAGTTTTTTGTGATTTACCTTTTTTAAGGGGCATAATGTACTCCATTTTTATCAATAATTAATATTTGTCTTAAAGCTTTATCACCTTCTTTAGGAAAAGAAATATGTATCCAAGCATCATATTCTAAAATTAATTGATCAAATTCAATAGATGAATCAGCCAAAACTGAAAATACATCATCGACATCGCCATAACGATCACAAGTAAAATCAGCAGCAAGACCAAGTATATGTCTGCTTGTTCTTTTTGACCCCAAACGATCATTGAGAGCCTCACACCTAAAACCACTACTAATATTAATAGGATTACCACCAAGCTTAGTCCTAACATCTTCTAACCCTTTCGCTAAAGTTTTTAAATTCTCTATTTGCTCTTCATTAGGAGTGTTAGCTATTCCATATCGTGAAGCTGTTTGAGATCTTGTAAATTCATTTAATGTAAAATGTTCTGATAACTTCATTTAGTTAAGCCTTTACTTTTCTCCCAAGTTCTTAAACTTGCAAGACCAAGCATGGCTAAAGTTAGTTCCATTAATACATCTGTTTGTAATTGAGGTAATGTTATAGTAATGCCAAGTAATGTACACACCCACTGAGCCAATGGGGATAAAACAAACACCCAAGCAAAACCAAACCCAGAGACCCAACCAAGGAAAGGACGCCAACCACTAACCCAAATAGAGCGATGGCTAGCTTCGATTTTATTCGTTTCAGCTTGAGTAAGACTAATCTGTGCTGCATTATCAATAAGAGCTTTTTCAATTTCTTGTTTAGCTTTTTCTTTTGCATTGTTGTCAGGTATTAGTTTATCTAGTACAGTACTTATAATTGGTAAAATAGCTTGTATCATTTAGACACAATCTCCTTCAATCGTAACACAGTCTCCTTGAGAACAGTGTACATTTTTATTGTTTTTACTTGTATAGTTTCTTTGAGAGCGTGGAGTGGATCTCGGATAATTTCGTAAGCCACGAGTATCACACAAACTGAAATCAAATGAAGTGTCATAGACATCTTTGTTTCTCCTTAATAATTGACATAATCTAGATAACATTAAAACATCCTTGTTATAAGTTCTACTGCATTTACTTTACTAATTATAATACTTGATCCTACAATACTACCAAAACCTACAATAATAGTCCAAAGAAGTTTATTAAGAACATTTTCTATTTTATCTATACGAGCATGTATATTAGCGTACCTTTCGGCACACAGTTCTTCATGAGATCTAAGTTCCTGTTCTACTTCTTTTGCTGTTGTCATATTAAAATTCTATCCATCCAGTTATAATATACTTGTCTCCACCAATAGGTGGGTTTCCTCTGTGTGTATGTGTAAAGGCTGCAGGAAATATTACTACATCTCCTTTACTTGGTTTGTATCTGTATTGTTGATAAAGAAATTCTGTTTCACCTGCTTCAAAGTCATCGTTAAGATAAGCAGTCCATACTAAAACTCTATTAGATGAATCTCTATCTGTAGCTTCAGCATGCCAAACATGATACCCTTGACCTGGTTTAGTTAATTGTATCTTCATTGTATATGATTTATGTTGAGCTAATGTGTGTACAATATTATATTTTTTAGCATACTCACTATAACAATCTGACCAAAATACTTTATTAAACTCATTTATTAATTCAGGAGTCGTATGATGTAAAGGATAGCTAGGAAGAAAAGTAAATTGATCTTGTTTTTCTAATTTAGGAACTTTTTCTATACTTTGTCTATCTTGTGTAAATCCATTTGTATGTGCTATATTAAAATAGTTTATTACTTTATTACAGAACTCATCACTTAATACATTTTTATAAACTTCTATAAAATTATCCATGTTATGTTTTATCCTTTATATTAATTCATTTACTATTAGTTGAGACCATTTGACTGCATCTTTTGTTTTAATTCTGTAGTCATAACTAATAGGATTACTAAATAAACTATTAGTATCTTTATATCTACTTTGATTTATTGTATCCATCCATATTACAATATCAGCATTAAATATATTTCTAATTTCTTCAGTAGGTGCTACAAAATCTGTTATAGTATGACTATAATTATTACTTATAGTTTTTAATCTAGTTGCTTGTCTAAGCCTTCCTTCATAACTAAAATCCCAATCATTACTTAAAGCTCTAACCTCATCTGCATTTATTCTAATAAAGTTTGTTAGTTTACCTAGTTCATTGGCTAATGTAGTTTTACCTGATCCTGGTAAACCCATTACTAATATCTTTAGTTTCTCCAAAACTCCATTCCTTGACATTTATCTATAATATCTTGAGTAGGAGTTGTTGTTGATTTACTTAATGTAGATCGTAAAGAATGTAAGTTTGCATCACCATAAGCCTCTTTATCTAATTCTTTATATGTTGATTTTATATTATTAAATGTATGTTCATAATAATTTTCATTTAAAAACTTATATATCTTTTGTAAAGTTTCTTTAGGTTTATTAATTAAATTATTATACTCAACAATATGTATACAATCTTTATAATTATTAAAACCTATTTTTAAATTATCATAAGGATCTTGTAAAAGAATATCATCTTTAGTTAATAAAAGATTACTATCTATATTAATTTTTGTATTTTTAATAGACATATAAATTTCAGATATATCTCTAACCATACATATTATCTTAGGTTTTATTTTAAAATAATGTAAAATATCAGTAACTTTACCTGTCCAAACTCTATTCTTATCAAATATAACTTCTTGTGTTATATCAGAATAATAATATTTAATAAAGTCTCCTATATAACTTTCAACTTGAGTCACTTTAGGAAAAGCTTTAAATAAATCTAAATCATTAATTGTAGTAGCAATAGTTTCCATAATTTTAACTACAGGTGAACTTGGTCCTGAATAAAAATTAGGATTTTGATTTAGTATAGCAGAAAGTAATGTACTTCCTGATCTTGGTAATCCTGATATAAAATATAGTTTTTTTGTCACTTAAAGTAAGGACCTTCTAACCATGTTACACAACTATATCGTACTCCTTCTGTAACAGGTTCTACTCCATGTAACATATAACTAGGAAAAACTATTATAGTACCTTTTTCTTGAGGCGGGTAAAACTTTTTATGTGTAGTTTGAATATAAAACTTACCACCTTTGTAGTCATCATTAAGAAAAGCTAATACTGTTAGTTTTCTAGTTTCGTTACTATGTTTATGTATTGTATCTACATGAGGATAATAACGTCCATCTTGTTTATAAATTAAAAATTCAGATTGGTTAGTATGTGTTACATTATATTTCCACCAATAATTATTAGCATTTAAACCAGTAGCAGCTAATGTAGCACTAATACCTACATTAGGTTGTAATATAACTCTTTCAACATCTCTAATATTTTTATCTAAATTATTATCACCTATATAAGCAGGTTCTTTTTTAATACTATCTTGACTATAAGTATTAATAAGATTTTGACAAAAACTATCTGTTATATGATTCTTAAATATAGCACAGTCAGTTAATCTATTATTTATAACTGTAGAAGGTTTTGGTATTCCTAAAGATTCTCTGCTATCATACTTTTGATCTGCATGAGGACCATCTGCATCTACATAGTGTAAGAATACTTGAGCCTGCCACTGTCCCTCTGTATATTTGTTTCTCCAATGTTCTAAATCCATACCACGATAAAGAACAGCATCTCCTACTTCCATATCTATTTTATTATGTTCCATATAAATAGACCAAGGTTTACCTTCAAATCCTAAAGTAAGAGTAGCTGATATTTCACAAGCAGGTCTATCTGTATGTTTTTTTAACTCATCATTAGGTTGATATAACCTAGCATAAGAATAAGTAGGATATAATTTTTTACCACTAGCTTTTTCAAAATAAGGTAATAAATCCTCAAGAAGCTCATCAAAGTTTTTTTGTCCATAGATACCATAAGATAATGGACATTGTTTATCTTTTGTAGCTTCACCTTTATTTACTAAATCTTTTAATAAATTAGTATATCGTTTACAAGTATTTCTATTAATAAATTCTTTTAAATGAACGTATCCATTTTTATCGAAATCGTTGGTCACGATTATCCTTTCTAATTATTTAGACTGAAACTTTAGTCCAGGTGTCTGTAGTCCAATCCCATTGATAGTCTTCTATTAAATTACCTTCTGCATCTTCTGCAAGAGCTCCTGCTGTACTTTGATGAACAGCATCAGGTAAAATTCTAAACGTGTTTGTAGTAGGATCATACCAATAATCATAACTTTCTATAGAATCAGGACAATCTTTCCATTCCATTGAAGAATGTACTTCAAATTCATTTCCAGAATCTACTACTTCTAAAACTCGATAGCCTCTATTATCTTGTCCTTTAGATTCATTTGTATTAACTAATGCTTTTTTTGTCATAATTTATTCCTATTAATATTCTACGATAACGCTACCTGCTTGACCTGCTAAACCAGGACAACTAGATATTAGATGACCTCCTCTACCTCCTGCACCTGTACCTCCACCATAGATACTAGCTCCTCCTACCATAAGAGAACCAGTAGAATGACTCAGTACAGAATGAGCATAACCTCCTGCAAAGTTTGCATTACCTCCTGTACCATTTCCAGGATTTCTTGGGTTTTTAGGTGGGTTAGAGTTAGCACAATAAGCTCCTTGACCTCCAGTAGCAGAACAATAAGCTCCAAATGAAGAAGTACCTCCTGTTCCTCCATTTTGTCCACCACTTCCATTATTATTTGGATTACCTCCTGAACCTACAGTAACAGGTACATTAGTTCCTGATGGAAATGAAATAACTTCTATAGCTGCTCCTGCTGCTGCTGCTCCATAATTACCTGCTGTGTTATAACAATATACTCCTCCACCTCCACCACCTACAACAGTTACTTTAACTTTTTCTACTGTTCCTGGATTAGTCCATGTACCTGGTGAAGTAAATACTTGCATGTTAGAAAAACCACCTGCTGCCGCAGCAAGAGTAGTCCATGTCATTGTACCATCACCATCAGAGGCTAAGTATTGACCTGCTGTACCATTACCTGGAACATTAAGTTCATCAGCACCTACAGCATTAGAAGCAATAGAATCAGCATTAACTGCACCAGTTGCTATATGTTCATTACCAATAGCATCATTTGCAATCTTAGTTCCATCAACTGCATCAGCAGCTAATTTACCAGTAGTCACTGCAAGGTTATCAATGTCTGCTGTAGCTACTGTATTTTTAGATGCCAGTGCTCCGTCTGCAGAATTGACGTATGCTTTAATTTGTGATCCAGTAACTTTCTTACTGGTACCTGCTTCGTTGATTTCAAACTCATTGGCATCTGCTGCTACCGATGCTGCTGTTAAGTCTGAGATTTTAATGTTTGCCATCTTTTAATAACTCCTTTTCCAAGCTCCGTTAGTGTGTTTGTAAATTTTAATATTACCAGTCCAAGCTCCATTCCATTTAACATAAGGAAGAAACTCTTTCCAAGATCCATCATCTTTGTAGTAAGGTTCTGATGAGAATAAAGTTGTAACACCATTACCTACCATTGTTGCTGCTATAATATTGCCTTCAGCTTGTATACCTGTTCTTACATCAGTACCATTCTCAAGTACTCGTATATCACCTGACTCTGTAATACGAGTAACATCTGTTGTCCCACCTTCAACAAATCCATTAAGTATTTTAACTGCAGATGGACTTAAAGTACCTGTACCTGTTTTATCAAACAGACCATATTGTATTCTAATACCTGCAGAAACTTTAGAACCTAATGATGCTAAACTTGATTCTGCTAATTGATTTCTATAACCTATAGCAGATACAGCTCCTGCACTTACAAGATTAACTGTAGGGAATTGAATCCTTGTACTAACTCCTAATTTACTACCTACAGCTTGTAAACTACTAAATACAAGACTTGTTGTATTAGGATAAATATTAGTAGTAGCTTCACCTACTAATGATATATCTGCTTGAGATTTACCTGTACCTAAAGGAGCTAATGTAGCTGTTCCTGTTAATGAGGTAGCTCCTGAGTAGTCCATTCGTACTACATCAGTTATAGTACCTGTACTATTAAATTCACTGTAACCAAATACAGTTCGTTCTGCTGCTGATATTTTAGAACCTAAAACATCTAAATTAGAGAAACCATACTTAGTAAGTAAACCTACAGAGCTTATACTACTAGAAGCTGATACACTTGCAAAAGCTTCTACAAAGTTTTCAGTTATTCGAGTGTCAGACGACTGCGTAATGCGAATGTCGCCATTTTCGAGTATTCGAAAGCCGTCTGCCATTTAAATAAGTCCTTAAGCTATTGTAAGGTCAATATTGCCAGTTGAAAACTGTAATGTGTCTCCATCATTAACAACTTTAGAAGCAGTCATAGAACCATGCCATAACAAGTTTCCTGCAGATACAGCATCAAAAATACCTATGTGAGTAATTGTGCCCCAGTTACCTCCACTTGCAGTGAAAGAAATATCTGCTGAGTTAGATGTTGTACCACCTGGTGATGATGCTGCATCAAAAGCTGCTGATTCTCTTGCATAGCCTGAACCTGATACTTCAGTACCTCCTCCACTATCTGAAGGTGCTGCAGTAAATAATCCTACATACCATGCTGTTGGTCTTGTAGCAGAGCCAGTTGTCATCATCCAATCTAATAACAATTTCTCTGCGTAATCTGATAAAGCTGCCATATTATAAGTCTCCTCTTAATTAAGTTATTTTAAACCAAATATCACCATCACTACCTCCTGAAGGTGAAGCTGTGCTAACAGTAACACTCTGGGTGATACTGGCATAATTGTTATAGACTGTTTGCATAGATGTTAAATAGTCTACACCATTAACTGTTAAACTTGTTACTGACAATCCACCTGCATTAAGAATGTCATTGTTATTCATATCAAAATCATTCAACATCTGGTTAGGTTCACCAGATGGATTGTTTCGATATAGAACCTTATTATTAAATTCGTCTTCTATTTGGTTAAAACTAGCGTTTAGTGCTGTGGTACTAGCGTAACCTGATGCTATGTCACTTACTGTAATTTTAGCCATTACGTTTCCTTCTTGCCTCTTTTGTTAAATTAGTTTTAGCAGAAACAACTCTAAGGTTACTTCTACTATTAGAACCACCATTCTTTAAAGTCTTAACGTGATCTACTTGTTTTGGATCACCTACTTTTAATCCCATCTTCTTACGAGCGGCATTACGAGCTGCTCGATCTTTTACTCGTGTCGGTTTCTTTTTCTTTTCCCAAGAGAGTTCTTTCTTGTAGTCTCTCTTTCCTTTAGTCATGTAAGGCATTAGTCTTTTTCTCCATTAACAACTTTAAGACCAATCCGTTCCATATCTGTTTCAAGTTCTTTTCGAGCTCCTGCTTGAATTTTACGTTCACGCTCTATTTCTTCTTTGCTAGGTCGTCCTCGTTTTACTTCGTATCCTTTTTCAGCAAGATACTTAGAAGCTTGTACTCCTTTAGCATCATTATCTCGTGAAGCATGAATCAAAGCTTTTAAGCCTAATGCTTTTAGTTTAATATCTAATTCCTCTCTCCATGATTTAATTTCATCTTTGATAGCAGGTAGAGTGTCGTTAGCTAACTTGTTCCAATGATCCCAAGAGCTAAACACATCTGTAGCGAATTCATATTCATATTTAGGAACATGATCGTAAGACAAGTAAATCTTTTTAAGTGAATAATATAATTTGCCGTCTCTCTCAATATTATCAGATTTAAGCGTAAAGATAGGAGGAAACTTTTCTTCTGTTCCATAGCGAAGTTCCCAAAATAAACTTTGGGTACGATAACGACCTATGTCGTCTTTCATGACAGAATGAAACTTTTTTAAATCCATAGTAAAGAGGAAAAGATATTATATGAATAGTATAACAAAAAAATATATTCTTGTCAAGTAATATTTGAGATATTTATAAAAATATCGAAAATGAAGTAATTGTCGTTTTGTAGTATAGTAATTACTAATTACTGTTATTAGTTATTATAGTAATTAGTAATACTACATAACTACAGTAATTAGTAATTAGACATATTAAGTTCAGAATAGTTTGATAGATTTTACTTATCATAATACTATGTGATAAGTTTTACTTATGGATACCTAGTAGCTATGCTATGCGAGAGGTCGTTTTTACCTCGAGCACGATAATTAGTTCCCCCTGACATTAGGAATTTCTATGAGATAATTATTTGTTGTAATGCAATCTGTCCTTGTCATGGGTGTGTTCCCCCCTGTACCCTTCCAGACAGTGACATATATTTAACATGTACCAACAATTACTTGAGGAGACTGATGAGTTGTATTGTATTATTTACACTATTGCCACTGTAACTTATTGATTTTATTGTAAGAGATACATTATTATTCTTAACTGTCATATATTACTCTAACTATATTCTAAATAGTTATATAACGTACATTCTACAGGAGTTTCCCATGACTGTCGTGCTCATATTTTTTCTGTGTGCTTCGCACTCTATTTAATATTCGCATCATTCATTACCCACGCTCAATCGCCGCTCGGGCTTACACACTCACTCTAGTTTACCACATGGTTCAAGACCTTCCGTTCACTGCGTTCACTTCAGCGAGAAATGCTTCGCATTTGTCTTGACCTCATGTGATCACTAGATTACGAGTGTGTATTACACTTATTTCATTATTATAAATCTATATTTTTTTAGGAGCTTATTATGAACGACAAATTAATCTTTGGTTTTGACGAATGGATGCTTGACTTAATTCACTATCATGAAATGAATATGGAGCAAGCCATGCAACTTGCTCATATTTGTTACGATGAAGATGAATATGATCCATGGAATGATACAATATTCGATACTCTCGAAGAGTACGAGCTTGACGAGGGACAAGTTTATTAACCCTCTAAACCTCAAAGCGAGTGCCTCTCTCTTTCGTGAGAGAGGCTCTCTTTATTTATTATTTAACAAAAAGGAAACTATATTATGTCTAAACAACTTACATTTGATAAAAACTTACTTACTCAACATAGCTACACTGTTAAATCTGAATTTGATAAGCTCGAGGGTTTAGAGCCGTTCAATTTCATACAGTCCTTGGTGAAAGGTAAGTCAGCTAACATGATGCTTGCTCTTGCAGAAAGTATCCTACGGCAAGCTAATTACGATCAGTTCAAGAAGTACAACTCACCACTAGAACGAGATGTATCGAGCTTAATCATCAAATCAAAAGCAATACGAGAGGAAAACAAAGCTCTAATCGCAGAGCGTATGGCTAAGAAAGATGCTCAATCAGACACTGTTGAACAATCTGTAATCGTTGTAAATGAAGATGGCAAGCAGATTGGTGCAAGAGTAGAGGTTCTTGCAGAGCGTGGCAGACCTGAGATTGAGTATGCTCAAGAGTCAACATCAGCAAATGGGGGTGCAGTAGCGTAAGCTACTCCCCCTTTTTTTTTGCTAAGACGGCAGGGGACCAGGGGTCGGTCACTTGTACAAATACGCAACTTTTGACTTATACTTTTACAGGAGTTTTTGTATGAACGAAATTTTTGATGTAGTTATAGCAGCAATAGGTACAGTATTATTTACTGGACTAGCAATCTATACATATTTTATAGATGGATCATCTGCATTATTGTTCATGTTTATCTGTGGAGCAACAGCATTTGGTTTGATATTAATCTCAATAGTTAGTTATGTCATTGATATTACTGGGGGTAAAAAGAAATGACTTATACAATTATATTCCAACACAATGGACAAAACTTAAATTGGATCTCGGGCCTGCCCTCACTTGAGCAGGCTCGAGCTCACCTTAAAGACTGGGTGCAATATGCTAAGCCAGGTGATAACTTTGTAATACAAGAAGGGATTGATGAATGTTAACAATAAAAGATGCAGAAGTTCTTAACTATGATACACTATTAGAAATGTGGGCAGAAGAATATATTTTGTATCACAACAAGCTTCCACATAAGAATATAAAGTTCCGATACAAATTGGAATTGTTAAATGAAATCAATACTTTACGTAAACAACAACAGTTGGAGAAGTCCGAATGAAAAGTACTATATATGAAGTTTTAAATCGTAATGGTAAAAGCCTTGGCTTTGTACAAGGTAAAGACATTGAAGAATGTAATTCAATGGCTGAAGAATTTTATGGTGATAACTTTTATTCTTTACACAGAGTTACAAGTTATCCTGGATCAATCGATGTTAAAATTGGAGGTAGTAACTAATGTATAATAGAGAAAGAGAAAAGTTATATGACAGTTGGCTAACTGATTATGATAAATATCTTGATGATCAATGGCAACGACAAAATGATCAAGAACGTCAACAATGGGAAGAGGAAAATAAAAATGAGTAAATTTCATTTTGAAGTAGAAGAACGACACTTATACAAGTTTGATATAAACGCTAATGATCGTGATCAAGCAATACGAATATTTACTGAACATGCTTCACTTTATATGAAAGATGATACTTTAGAAAATATTCATTTAGATTATGAAGTTACTGAATAAGGAATATAACTATGAAAGTAACTTGCGATAGATGCAATTTATCAATCAAATATAAAGGGGACTATTTGTTCAATGATGGACAATTTTTTGGAGATAATGGAGACCGAATATTATTTAAATTAAATGAAGTTATTTGTTCACATTGTATAGAAGAACTCGCAAGAGTAGGTGATCCACATGTGCGTGTGCAGCCTTAAATGCTGATGAGCAGCCAGACTTTAATCCATGTCTTTAAATTTGATTGGTCAATCTCAGCGACTTAAAACTGAAATCTGTCGCAACATGCAGTCGACATTAACTCACTGTCTGAGTGGAAGTAATGGCAGTGATTCCCAAAAAAACACATTCTGCCATTTAATTTTTTAGAAGGAGCTTAACTATGGGTTTAGATATGCACTTACTAGGTGAGCGTTATATATGGAAACATACTAACGAACCTCAAGAAGATTTACTACGTAACAAAGTAGCACAAGCAACTGGCTTTAAACCTAATCAAGTTCAAGGTATTAAATTAGATCTTGGTTACTGGAGAAAAGCTAACCACATACATAATTGGTTTGTTGAAAACATACAAAGTGGTGAAGATAACTGTCGTCAATATCATGTTGAAAGATCTGAGTTAATGGATCTAAAACATATATGTCAACGTATCATGGATCGTGTAGAAAATGGTGATGAATGGAAGTCTTATGCAGAAGAAGTATTACCATGCTGTGATGGCTTCTTCTTTGGTAGCACAGAGATTGATGACTATTATCTTGAAGCTTGTAAAGAAACCATACGCATTATTGATAACATCATTACTGACCCTGCATTAACTGATGTTGATTTGTATTACGCATCATCATGGTAAAGTACATAATATTATTAATGTGTGTATTACATGTATTACAAATACAAGCTAGTGTTGTAATTATAGAACCTGATGGTGATGTAAAACAATGTTATATAGATTCATCAGGTATTATGATATGTATTTAAGGAGAGATTTATGTCATGTGATCCAAATAAAGAAGCTATACTAGAACAGATGTATGAAGAGTGGTATGACTTTTACAAAGAAGAAGGTTTCATAGGTGAGCAGTTATGTATACTTGCAGAAGAAGCTGCTTTAAATCAATATCAATCAGGTGATTTTTACCAAGGAGATTATGATGTCGAGTAAATTTGTACGTTGGACTTTACTAGCTCAAACAGAAGATGGATTAGATTACGATGTGTCGAGCCACGTTCCAGTGGGCCTCGACAATCGTCTTAATGATTTTCTAGATGATCTAGAACAATACTGGGATGAGGAGGATCTTGATCCAATAGAATGGGAAGGAGAAGATGATGCAAGGAGTAAATAGTAAAAACATAGCTAAGATTATTACTGATCGAATCTTAGAAGAACTTAAGAAAGATCCAGGTCAATGGATTAAATCTTGGTCTGCTGCTAATCGTCCAGTTAATTTAGTAACAGGTCGTGAATACACAGGCTGTAATTGGCTATGGTTATCTATGATGCAAGGTCACGAAGGTAACGATACTAATGAATGGTGTACTTATAACCAAGCTAAAGAATTAACAGGTCTTGACTATCCAATTAAGAAAGGTAGTAAAGGGCAACCAGTTATTCTTTACAAACCACAAAAGATTGCAACACTTGATAAAAAACAAAACAAAATGAAAGACAAAGTTGTTCCTTTAATGCGAGTGTTTCAGGTATTTAATCGTAGTCATATCATTGATTTACCACCACGAGAAATACCAAATGAAGAAGAAAACAAACTAGAAAAAGTAGAAGTGTTTGTTAATCATCACAAGTTAAACTTAAAGAATGGTTTTGATCACGCTTGTTTTATACCAAGTAAAGATGAAATTCACATGCCATACATTACAAACTTTAAGTCAACAGAAGATTACTATGCTACGCTTCTACATGAAATGACACACTGGACTGGTCATGAGAAACGACTTGATCGTAAACTTAAAACTAGTTATGGTACAGAAGCTTATGCTTTTGAAGAATTAGTTGCAGAGTTAGGTGCAGCTATGTTATGTAATCATCTTAATATTCAAGGTAAACTACAACACACAGAGTATATTGCTAGTTGGCTAAAGGTATTACAGAATGATGAAAAGGCTGTGTTACGTGCATCAGCACAAGCACAAAAAGCATTTGATTATATTGTAGGAGTTACTAATGACAAAACAACAGCAAACGTGGTTAATGCACCTGCTTGATTTTGAACAACAACGAATGTCATTTTCAGGCAGGTTATATTTAATTAAATTAGCTGAATCTATGGATATAGATGTACAAACAGATGTTGAAGATTTGTATGCAGAATATCCTGAACAATTTATGCAAATTACTGGAGGTATGCTATGAATAGACAGATCAGAGAACATCGAGTAAAAGAAGCATTAGCATCATTAGAGATAGAAGGATTAAAGATTAGTGATTATTGTCAATCACAAATCAAGGAATACATCGAGGGGCGCATGACACACAAGATGTTATTACAGATGCTAGATGAATGGTATTTAACGGAGGTCGTTAAACGTTAAACATTAAGGAGAAATTTATGAAAACTGTGTGGGCTATCTTTACTGATGAAGATAGATTAGATAGTATATGGGCTAATAGAACTAGTGCTGATGCCTATGTTAAACAAGAAGAAAAGAAAGATCCTGGAGTTGAGTTATATCCTTGGGAACTTCCATTAAACAACTGGAGTAAATAATTATGACATTTGCAACTGATTTACTAGATGAGTTTTGTATAGAAGCAGGATTTGTAGACTGGGAAATTGTTAGATTGTCTGATGAATCCCCTTACTATGGAGACTATGTTGTTAGATTTATAGAAGGACCTATTGACAACTAAAAGATTTTCTGTTAGAATGGAATTTTATTTCATATGAAAGCAGTTCCTATGAGATGTCTAGCTTGCAATAAAGAGCTCTCAGACTTCGAAGCTACAAGAAAATCTACTCAAACAGGTGAATATATAGACTTATGTAATACGTGTTATCGTACTATTAAAGATGTAATATTGCCTCAAGAACGTGAAGACTTACGAGATGTAATAGAAGATGATGATGAAGAAAATGGGGAGTACTAAACTCCCCTTTGATATTACTTGTTACATACGTACATAGTAACTTCAAAACCAAATCTCATTTCTGTTGCTGATGGTTTAGTCCACATAATGTTTCTCCATTTAGTTGATTAATATACTTTTTTAGTATATAATAATATTATACTATAAATACGATATAGTGTAATCAGTACGATCTTGATAAGGAGCTAAGTTAAATCATGAGTGCTTTTTTACAGCATTTACCCTGTCCTAATTGTGGTAGTAAAGACAATCTAGGTGAGTATGAAGATCATTTCTTCTGCTTTGGATGTCGTTATCACAAACATAAATCAGACACAAAATCATTAAGAAAACGAATAACTGTTAAACAAGAAACAGTGTATACTCCTGTCCAGGACATGGAGTTAACAGATGAACTACCTTCTGTTGCAAAACAATGGCTATTGAAGTATGGCATTACAATGGAAGATGCTAAAGAATATAATTTACAATGGAATCCTAATATGAATATGCTAATGTTATTAAAAACAAAATACTATTGGCAAGCAAGATTATTTGATAAAGCTAAACCAAAGTATTTATCTAAAGGAAAGAAACCTGTACAAATATATGGATATGGTACAGAACGAGTTACACTATGTGAAGACATAATTTCTGCTATCAAGTTAGCTCGAGTCTCTCCTGAGATGTGTGCTTCTCCTCTTCTAGGAAGCACAATCTCTTTCGAGGCCCTTCGCTTTTATAAGAAAAAATATAACAGAATCACAATATGGCTTGATCGAGATAAAGCTAAAGAAGCAATAAAGATAAGTAAATTGTTTCAACAATATGGAACTAAGAGTGATGTTATTATTACTCCTCTTGATCCAAAAGAATACAATAGAACGGAGCTTAGAGAATGGTTGAATTACAGATAATAAGATTATTCTGTGTAAATAAAGATGAGTATAGTCGTTACTATAAATACGTTGATACGACTTACATGAAAAACAATTATCCTTTGTTACATAAATTGTTTCAAATGGTATTTAGTTTCTATGATAAATATGATAAAGATAACATTACACCTAATGAACTCTTTACAATGTATCAAGCTAACTATATTACAGATGAATCAGAACAAAAAGAAATAAAAGAACTTATTGATACCATCTTTGATTCTGAAGAAAACACAGCTATACGAGATTTATTACAGACACATAAAAGACGTGCTCTTGCAGGTAACCTTGCTAAAGTAGCTTTAGATGTAGAAGAAGGTAAAGTAGAAGCTGAAAAACTACAGGAACTTTTTAGTGACTTTGAATTACAAGCAGTAAATGAACAAGAAATTAATGGCTGCACAGATGATTTATCAGACTTATTACATCAACAATTTGATGAAGTGGGGCTTCGTTGGAGACTTAACTTCTTAAATAAATCATTAGGTAGTCTACGTCAAGGAGACTTTGGCTTTATCTTTGCTAGACCTGAAACAGGTAAAACTACTTTCTTAGCTTCAGAAGTATCTAATATGATAAAATATACAGACAAAGAAATACATTGGTTTCATAACGAAGAGGGTGCACGTAAAGTGCAAACTCGAGTCTATCAAGCAGTGCTTGGAGTTACAACACAACAACTAAAGAAACACGAAGAACGTTGTAAACAAAAGTATTATGAAGAAACATATAAAGATGGACAGAAAAGAATCTTTATACATGATGTTAATGAATCTTCACACATCAAAGTAATTGAAGGAATCTTAAAACAAAAGAACCCCGGGCTTATAATACTTGATCAAATTGATAAGATAAAAGGATTTAAAGCAGATCGTAATGATCTTGAATTAAAAGTATTATATCAATGGGCTAGGGAACTTTGTAAAAAGTATGCTCCAGTTATTGCCGTCTCCCAAGCTAGTGGTGAGGCAGAGGGTGTACCATTTCTAACAATGGATATGGTAGACTCATCCAAGACAGCCAAACAAGGAGAGGCTGATTGGATTCTAGGTATAGGTAAGGATAAAGATAATACCTCTCGTATAAGGTATCTAAATATCACTAAAAATAAGCTCCTTGGTGATAGCGATTCCTTACCTGCACTTAGACATGGTAGTGCTAGAGTACTAATTAAACCTGAGGTAGCTCAATATGAAGACATCGTTTAGTAAAAGAGAATGTAATATTTGTGGTGAGCCTGCTCTTATATGGTATAAAAACAAATGGTGGTGTGCTTTTTGTACAAGTATGGGTGAATTTAATATGAAAGGATATTGTAAACATGAGAAGACTGATGATAACGATCCATCGTGATTATGATGCAACAAATGATATAACTAATCCTACTATGAAAAAGATATATTCATATATGCAAAGAGGTAAAACATATACTCGTAAAGATATAGCAAAAGACCTGTCCCTACCTGTTCCTACAGTGACAGCTAGGGTTTCAGATCTTCTGATGAAACATTATATAACAGAGACCCCTACTGTATGGGATGAAAAATCTAAAAGATATATAGGAGGCTTCCAAAGATTATGAATGTATTAACAATAGATGTAGAAACTACCATATCAAATAAAGGTAATCCTTTTGATACAACTAATAAATTAGTATATGTAGGATGTAAAGATAACGAGCAACCTACTAAAGTATTTAGTATTGAATACAATCAAGAACCTTATAAAGATAAACTTAATAAGATTCAAGCTATGATAAATGATGTTGATTGGTTAGTAGGTTTTAATATTAAATTTGATTTATCTTGGTTAAAAAGATATGGAATTAAATTTGATCACAAAAGAATATGGGATTGTCAGTTAGCTCACTTTATTATGACAGGACAAGAAAAACCATATCCTAGTTTAAATGGAGTCTGTGAACATCACGGACTTGAACAAAAGATAGATATTATTAAAGAGCAGTATTGGTCTAATGGCATTGACACTCCAAATATACCAGAAGAATTATTACAAGACTATCTTAAAAAAGATGTAGACTTAACAAGAGAAGTTTATAAAAAACAAATGTATGTATTATATAAAGATACTAATCAAGCTAATCTTATACAATTACATTTTAGAGATTTAGCAGTGCTTCAAGAAATGGAATACAATGGGATGTTATATGATCAACAAAGGAGTAAAATACTTGGTGATGAATTGGATGAACAAATTGGGAAACTGGATAGACGACTGTACGATTTACATGGATTGGATTCTTTTAACCCTTCTAGCGTGGATCACCTTAATGCTTTCCTTTATGGTGGGAGGCTTAGCTTCCGTCGTAAAGTACCTGATGGTGTTTACAAGACGGGGGCTCGTAAAGGTGAACCAAAGGAAAAATGGGAAACGTATGAAGTAGAATTACCACAACGTTGTAAACCTATTGCAGGATCTGAACTAAAAAAAGATGGATTATATTCAGTAGATGATAGTACAATTAAAAGATTAAAAGGAGCAAAAGATATTCGTGATTTAATACTAACAAGAGCTACATTACAGAAACGACTTACAGCATACTATAGAGGCTTAGATGAACTTATCACAGAAAATAATTGGAAACAAAACAAACTACATGGAGTCCTCAACCAATGTGTTGCTAGAACAGGACGACTCTCAAGTAGTAAACCCAACTTACAAAACTTTGATTCAGAAATTAAAGGCTTGCTTTACAGTAGATATGAGTCATAGTAAAAAAGTAACAGTAGCTATTACAGGCATTGATGATTATTTTCGTAATAATTGTCCTCGCTCTGAAAGATTAAAAGATCTTTATGAACATATAGAACGCAAAGGATTAAATGTAGCCTGGGCAGAATATGTATCTAAAGATATAGAAGATCTTATTATGATAGAAGGACCTGAATTTTTACTTAAACATATGTCTGTTAGTGCTAAAGATAAACTAATAAAGTACATGAAAAAGAGGTATCTTTAATGTTATTACAAGCAGATGCAAAACAACTAGAGTGGGTAGGTGCTGCTTATTTATCTCAAGATCCTGTAGCTATTAATGAAATATGGGGATCAGTAGATATGCACAGTGATAATCAAAAACGATTTGGTCTACCTAGTAGATTGATTGCTAAGACTTTCGTGTTTAGATTAATCTATGGAGGCAGTGCTTATAGTTATGCACATGATCCTAACTTTATGTCAATAGGTAGTGAAAAGTATTGGCAAACTATTATAGATAACTTTTATGATAAATATAAAAGATTAGGTGAATGGCATAAAGAAATCTATGAAGAAGCAGTTCGTGAACGTAGATTAGTAATGCCAACAAATAGAGTCTATAACTTTGAATCTGAAGTTAAAGGCAATAAAGTATATTATCCACGTACTAAGATATTAAACTATCCTGTACAAGGATTAGGCGCAGATCTTATGGCGATTGCTCGTGTGTCGTTAATGACTAAACTACGTGAGATGAAAGACATAGTTATGGTTAATACAGTACATGATTCAATAATACTTGATTTTAATTCAAAAGTATGGGATAATATACATATAGTCAATTTAGTTGACAAATGTTTCAATGAAGTTCCAGATAACTTTCACAAATTATTTGGGAAAGAGTTTAACTTACCTATGAGAGTCGAGTGTCAAGTAGGACCCACATGGGGATCAATGGAGATAATAAATGCAGATAAACGTAATTGATGTAGGACAACCAACCACTCATGCTAGTGCTAATGGTAGATCATATGAAATGATTGAAGTTGCATACAAGAATGAGAACGGGCAAATTCAACAAAAGAAGTTAATGTCATTCAAAAACCCTGACGTTTACAAACAAGCTTTAACATGGGAGAAAGGTGCAACAGTCCATATACAAGCTGAGAAAAACGAAAAAGGTTATTGGGAATGGATTGGCTTAGGAGATGTACCAGTAGCTAGTGCATCACCATCATCACAACCTAGTAAATCTAATAGCAATACTAGAGTTACTGGTTCTAACTATGAAACCAAAGAAGAACGTGCAGCACGACAAGTAATGATTGTTCGGCAGTCATCTATCTCTTCAGCAGTCAGTGCTTTAACAGCAAGTAATAATGTTCCTTCAAGCAACGACATTCTATCTCTTGCAAAAGAGTTTGAAGATTATGTTATGGGTAATACTACTGTTAACAAAGCTGATGGTGGAATAGATAACTTTGAGGATGATGTTCCTTTTTAGGGACATCTTCTTTCATTATGTTAGCTCTAATTGATATGGATATAGTATGCTATCGTTGTGCTGCTTCAGCAGAAAACAATGATCTAGGAATAGCTATATACAGACAGAATGAATTACTTGATCAGATATTAGAGATGACAGGAGCTACAGCATATAAAGCTTACCTATCAGGTCAAAAGAACTTTCGTAAACAAATCTACCCAGAATATAAAGCTAATAGAAAGCAACCTAAACCTATACATCTGGATAACTGTAGAGACTATGCGATGCAGGAACAAAATGCAGAACTCGCACCTATAGGATTAGAAGCAGATGATGCTCTAGGAATAAATCAGACTAAAGACACAGTAATTTGTAGTTTAGATAAGGATCTATTACAGATCCCTGGACAACATTACTCATGGGAAATTAGTGGTAAAGGATGGAAAAAACCACACATATTCAGAGAAATTACTGAAATAGAAGGACTTAAACTATTCTATGAACAATGCCTTAAAGGAGATCGAACAGACAATATACGAGGCATAGAAAAGATTGGAGATAAAAAAGCAAACTTAATATTAAAACCATACACAACAGAACTAGAAATGTTTAATGTAGTCAGAGATATGTATGGTAATGATGAAGAGTTTTTAATGAACGCTAATTGTTTATGGATATTACGAGATGAAAACGAAACGTTTACAGAACGCTTTGCCAAACTTCAAAAGTAAATTTGAACGTAGTATTTGGGAACAGTTAATAAAAGAATACAAGACTTGTCAGTATGAATGTGACTCGTACAAATACGAACAACCTGTTATTATAAGAACCTACACTCCTGACTTTAAGACAGGTAAACATAAAGTATACTTAGAAACAAAAGGTAAATTAGATTTAGAGACTCGTAAGAAAATGATATGGTTTAAAGAATGTAATCCTAATGTACGGATTATATTTTTATTTCAAAATGCTGATGTTAAACTACGTAAAGGTAGTAAAACATCTTATAGTGAATGGGCAACAAAGAATAACTTTGAATGGTTAGATGCTAGAAAGGATTGGATAAGTGCATATAAAGAAATGCTCAAAGAATAAAGATGGTTCATTTAAATTTGAAGTTGAAGTGAACAAAGATGAAGCTGCCTATTTGTTTAATTATGCTCTTAATGATTTAATAAAAGCAGGGTTTATGCACGTAGATTTAATTACTGAAGCTGAATATGAGCTTAATTTATTTAGAGAAGATGGAGGAGATCTATCATGAAACATTTAGTGATACCTGATTGTCAAGTTAAACCTAAAGTAGATATATCTTATTTATATTGTATTGGTAACTATATAGTGGCTAAACAACCTGATGTTATTGTATGTATAGGTGACTTTGCTGATATGCCTAGCTTATCAAGTTATGATACAAATAAGAAATCATTTGAAGGACGTACATACAAAGCAGATGTTAAATCTGTTCACACAGGAATGGAACTACTTTTAGGTCCTTTATGGGAGTATCAAGATAGACAACGTAAAGATAAAAAGAAGATGTACAGACCTCGTATGATATTGACGTTAGGTAATCATGAAGATAGAATAGATAGAGCGATTAACACAGATCGTAAACTTGAAGATTTAATTAGTATAGGAGATCTAAACTATGAACACTATGGTTGGGAGGTGTATCCTTTTCTTGACGTGGTTGTGGTCGATGGTGTTGCTTACTCACATTATTTTGCAAGTGGTGTCATGGGAAGACCAGTTACATCAGCACAAGCTCTCATTAATAAAAAGCACATGTCATGCTTTGCAGGACACCAACAAGGACGACAAATTGCCTATGCAAGAAAAGCAGATGGCACTGAAATTACTTGTATTATAGCAGGTAGTTGTTATCTACATAATGAAGACTATCTATCTTCACAAGGTAATAATCACTGGAGAGGGATCTATATGTTACATGAAGTAGATAATGGGGCTTTCGATGAGATGGCAGTTAGTTTAAGATATTTAATGAAGGAGTATAAGTAATGCACCCATTAGAAACAATATATAAAAAAGCAGTAGAACAAGTTACAAGTGGAAAAGGTAATGAAAGACATGGTGATGGTGATGACTTTATGTTACAGCCTTGGGTTAACATTACTAGACTACATGGACGTGGTTTTCTAACAGGACAGGCACAGAAGAAACTAGAAGAGGCAGTCCGTAATCGAGTCGGTCATAACTACGACTGGTATGAGCGTGAGTTACTTGGTGCTATCAATTACTTAGCTATGGCATTACTTGCTGAATATGAGATTGGTAAAAGTACTACGGAGGAACTACATTGATTACTATTGAAGAATTAGCTGAACAGCTAGAAACATTTAGTGAGGTAGACTTACTAGAGATACTAGACATTGATTCAAAAGAATTAATTGCTAGGTTTATAGATAAGATAGAAGATAAGTATGAAGATCTTGTATCTGAATTTACTATTGATTTAAATGAGGAGAATGAGGATGATTAATTTACCATCGGTATATCAAGACGTTATTGCTATGTCTAGATATTCTAGATATATTCCTGAGAAAAAACGTAGAGAAACTTGGGATGAAACTGTAGATAGATTGGTAAACTATTTAGAAAGTAAAGCACCAGAATTAAAGAAAGACTTAAAAGAAGTTAGAGAAGCTGTTCTTAACTTAGAAGTAATGCCTTCTATGCGTTTATTAATGACAGCAGGTGAAGCTGTAGAGCGAGATAATATTGCTGCTTATAATTGCTCTTACCTTGCTATTAATAATAAACGTGCTTTTAGTGAGGCTCTTTATATCCTAATGAATGGTACTGGTGTTGGTTTTAGTTGTGAACGACAAGAGATTAATAAACTACCTGCAGTACCTACTGAAATGTCAGAAGTCAAAGACATTATTGTCGTTGGAGATAGTAAACTTGGATGGGCGAAAGCCTTCAAGAAATTGTTATCCAGTCTTTGGGAAGGAGATATACCACAGATTGACTACTCACATATTCGACCATTAGGAGCTAGACTAAAGACATTTGGAGGACGAGCTAGTGGTCCAGGTCCCTTAGAAAAACTATTTAAATTTGTTATTAACAAGTTTGTAGAGGCTAAAGGACGTAAACTAAACTCTATCGAAGTACATGATATTATGTGTATGATTGGTGACATTGTTGTTGTAGGTGGTGTAAGACGATCAGCTTTAATTTCTTTAAGTAATCTAACAGACAGACGTATGAGAGATGCTAAAACAGGTGCTTGGTGGGAAAAAGATGAACATCGTAGACTTGCTAATAACTCAGTAGCTTACACAGAAACACCTGATAGTGAGACTTTTATGGAAGAATGGCTATCTTTAGTTAAATCTAAATCTGGAGAACGAGGTATCTTTAATCGTGTTGCTGCTCAGAAACAAGCTAACAAATGGGGAAGACGTGATCCTACTTTAGATTATGGTACTAATCCTTGTAGTGAAATTATTCTACGTGATAAACAATTCTGTAACTTAACTGAAGTTATTATTCGTGCTAATGATACAGAAGAGTCTTTAACTAGAAAAGTCAGACTAGCTACGTTGTTAGGCACTATACAATCTACACTTACTAACTTTCAATTTTTATCTCATGATTGGATTAAAAATACAGAAGAAGAAAGATTACTTGGAGTATCATTAACAGGGATTATGGATTGTAAACTAACTTCAAACCCTGATTCTAAAATGTTAGAAAGGTTAAGAGATGTTGCAAGAAAAACAAATGAAACATACGCTAAAAAACTGGACATTCCTGTGTCTACGTCAATTACTTGTGTTAAGCCTAGCGGCACTGTGTCTCAGCTTGTTGACTCTGCTAGTGGTATACATACACGACACAATGACTACTACATTAGAAGAATACGTATGTCTAAAGCAGACCCTATATATGACTTCTTAAAAAACAAAGGTATTGAAGTAGAAGATGATTTGTTTGATAAAAGTAAAATAACGGCTGTATTTAGTTTCCCTATGAAATCACCTAAAGGTGCTATACTTAGAGATGGTATGACAGCTATAGAGCAATTAGAAAACTGGCTTATTTATCAACGTCATTGGTGTGAACATAAACCTTCTGTAACTATATCTGTTAAAGATGATGAATGGATTCAAGTAGGAGCCTGGGTATGGAAACATTTTAATGAGATTAGTGGAGTTTCTTTCTTACCTCATGATGGTGGATCATATCAACAAGCTCCTTATGAAGACTGCACTAAAGAACAGTATGAAGAGTTGTTAAGTCGTACTCCTAAAACCATAGATTGGTTAGACTTTATTGAAGAAGACGATAATACAATAGGACAACAAACATTAGCCTGTACGGCAGGAAGCTGTGAGATATAATGAGAGTTTGTATAATAGGTAGTCGTAGTTTAGATAAGGCAGAGATAGTTCTTCCTATTATAGATAAGTTCTTTAAAGAACATACAGTTAAACCTCAAGTTATTATATCAGGAGGAGCTAAAGGAGTTGATCACTTTAGTCAGTTGTATGCAGAACATAATGGACTTGACTTTATACAAATATTGCCGTATCATTTATTGGATACCACCACTGAGTTTAACAGTAAATACTTTTTTATTCGTACCAAGCAGATGATAAGTAACGCAGATAAGGTACTTGCAATATGGGATACAAAAAGTAAAGGTACTGAGTATGGTATTAAACTTGCTCAGAAGTTAGATATACCAGTGATGGTTGTTAAAGTACCATAGGTTTCCTTCCTTTTTGTCCTATGGTATGCTATGGTGCTGTAGTAGTTAGGTTGCCTCGCCTAGCTATTACAGCATTATTTTATATGGAGGTTATGTGCTTGAATACGTATTAGTACTCTATCTTAATGATGAGCCTAACTATATAGGTAACTTTAAGTCATGTGCTCATGCTAATAGATACATACAAAACTGTTACTTTAGTACAGTTATGCCTAGTGACTACTATGTATCATGCCAACATCAAGACTATTTATTTTTACCTGAGGGTTTTGTAGCCTCTTATCCTGAGGATTGTTCCACAGATTAATAGGAGGAAAATCTATATCCTTCCATTCAATCATAGTAAGCTATCTAAATAATTTATAGTTTCACTAGGTAATTTTGTTTTCCATTTATTACCATTAGCTTCTATTAATTTATCTACATTACCTAAACCATAATTATAAGCAGCTAAAGCTTTTTCTTTATCGCCTCGATAGTAACTAACTAATTTATCAAGATAGTTTTGTACCCATTGAGCTTGTTCCATTACAGTAGAAGTTTCAAGATCTATTGAAGGTAATCCAAATCCAGGATCTTTTGCTGTACTAGGTAGTATTTGGAATTGTCCTAAAGCACCTTTACTAGATTTAATAAGTTTACCTGCTTTATCTCGATGTCCTTCTTTAGATTCTACAGGACCTAACTCATTAACTACAAAGTCTAAATCAAGTTCTTTAGCTTTTGTTTGAGTTATAGGAGGTTCTTGTTCTACAGGAGCAGTTGTAACTCCTTCTGTAGGTGTCGTCTCTACAGGTTGTTCATTAACTATAGGAACAGTTTCTTCTTGTACTTGTTGTTGTACAGCTTTAAGACTATCTAAAATACCTTTATTAGATTCAACAGCCATTACTTTACCATAGGTTTTAATACTGTTATTTAATGGTACTACATACTTATTATTAAAATCATTTTTAGCACCAGGTACAATAACTAAACCTTGACCATCTGTTTTAATAGTAAGCCCCAAAGTAGCAGCTTCTGCTTCCATTTGTTTATAAATTGTAGGAACAGCGTTTTCAATACTTTGAGCTAATGCACTTTGACGAGTTGCATCTAATGATCTAACATCATCACTTGTTACAAAGTTTGATGCTATACCTGCCATAATTTCAGTATATAATTTATATTTATCAGCAGGACTATCCATTTTATTATTATAGGCTTCTTCAATACGATCAAATAAAGAATTAGCTACTTGAGTACCTTTAGTATCTCCTGATAATTTAGTTAAAGATATTTGAACTCCTTCTTGTACCATTGATTTATTTTTATTAAGAGGACTTATATTTAACATTTCATCTAATGATGATATTCCTGTATTGCCTTGTTTTTCAAACATTCTATTAATATTATCAATAAAACCAACGTATTCAGCACTATTAAATTGAATACCAAACGTATTACCTACAGTAGCTAGTTTTTCTAACATACCTGCTACTTCTGTAGTAGCTCCAAATTTATTTCTAAAATCTATTTGTATTTGATTTTCAGTAATAGATTTTTGATTTTCAATATAAGTTTTAATATCACTAAGATTTTTATAGTTTTCAATCGTAGTTAAAGAATCATTTAATCTATCTTTATAACGAGTAAGCCGTTCTTTAACTTCAGGATTATTTAATCCATAAGGAGAAAATGTTAATTCAGCATCCATAATACGATTTTGAATATATGTTTTAGCATTAGCTTTAGCTGTTGCTAATTCATTAGGAGACAATTCTTGTCTTGTTACAAGTTGTCCAGTTTGAGGATCTACATTTGTAATAGTAAATATTTTTTCTATTTCATTTACATCACTATATTGTCTACTTAATGAAATTTTATCAAAAGTACCATCTTTAATAGCTCTACGAAGTTGTAATTTATCAACATCTTCACCACGTTTAGCTTCTCTAGATAAAGCATCATCTCCAAATTTAGCTTGTCTTAAATATTGATTAAAAGCATCCATCGCATTAGAATCTAATTGACCATTAGGTCCTCTAAATATTGGATTATTTAAATTAAGATTATTATCTTTAGCTTCTTTATAAATCTCTTTAAACATCCATTCATCCATACCTGCTTTAGAGGTAGCCATTTTGTCGTCAAGTTTAATACGATTTTCAATACCATTTAAATCAAGTACAGTTTTACCATGAGAAAGAATTTCTGATTTAAGATAAGGATATTGTGTTACTTTATCTTTAAGTATTTGTTTTACTCGTTGATCAAATTCAAAACCAGTAATACGTTCTTGTGACTTTGCTTTGTCTAAGAATTGTTTTTGTGTATCAATATCTGATAAAACATTATTAATAGACTGGTTAACTTCTTCAGCAGAACCTGATTTTTGACTTGGTAGTTTAGCTAATTCAGCTTCAGACTTTTGTAAACCCTGTTGTTGTTCTAGTATTTTAGAAGGACTAGCAGATTCATAAGCATTAATTTCATCGTCTATTTCACCAGTAATTCCTTGAAGAGCATTGAGTTCAGCAACATCTTTATAAATAGCTGTAGATAATTTAGCTGCATTAGTAAACGCATTAATGTTTGTAGCAGCACCATAGCCTGCTGATTTATCAATTACTGGTTGTTTAACAAAAGGAGCAACATTTCTTTCTCCTATTTCATCTGTAAATCTATTTGCCATTATTGTTCTCCTTGAATTTCTACGGGTCCTACAGTAACATTTTCGTTTTCTTTAGGCTCTGTTTGTTTTATATTAAAGCGTTCTTTTAACATTTCTACGGCTTTTTTAGTAGAAGGTTTGTCTATACGTTCTAGTTTATTAATTACATTATTAATAAATTCATTAGTTTCTCGTTCTTGAGATCTAAATACTCTTCCTAAAATACTTGATTCAATATCAGAACGAGCTGCTCTTCTATCAAAAGCAACTATTTGTTTTTGAATAGCTATCATATCATCTTTAGTAAAGAATTTACCACCTTGCTCTAATACTGTAAGTGTTTCACCAACTACTTTCATTTTAGCTGTAGCTGTTTCAACTGTGTCCATACTATTTTTAACTTCAGGACTATTAAAGATTTTTACCATTTGTTTGTAAACATCTTCAGCTACTTGTTTATTACGTTCATTACGTTTATTTTCATTTGAAAGTATTGCATACATTTCATTTTCATTTACAGTTCTAAAACCAAACTTCTGAGCTGCAAGCTCTGCTTGTGTTTTTTGTAATTGTAAACTATTGCCAAATGATGTAAGAATTTCACCTGATTCTGCTTGTACATAAGATTTAGTAATATTACTCATACCTGATACAAATTCAAATATTCTAGGAAGGGCTGAAGACATATCTTCTTTAGTAATATCTTTAGTTCTTATATAAAAATCAAAAGTATCAAATGCTTTAAATAAAGATTGAGAACCTTGTATTGCAGGTATTCTAAATGTACCCCCTTTTTCAGTAAATACATCTTGTATATTATAGATAAACTCAACAAAAGCAAAAGGAGTTCCTGAATTACCTACAGGAGATACAGAAGTTGAGTAGTCTATATTAGGTCGTTTACCTTCTCCATCTTGAGCTAATTGATAAAATAATTCATTAACAACATAATTAGCTAAACCTCGTTCTATTAAAGCTCTAGTATTCTCATCTAATTGATCATCAGGATGTTGTTTATCTAACCAATCCATTAAGAATTTACCAAAGTAAAAACCAGTAGCACCAAAGGCTAATACTTGTCCTGCAAAGAAACGTCCTCTTTGGAATTTAGTAAGATTAGTTGCATTATTTTGAAAAAACACATTACCTATCTTTTGAACAACAGCAAGGAATTGGAATAAACTACTTGTTAAACCTTTTTGGAAATTAAAAGCACCTTGTCTTGTTTGTGATCCTGAAATTCTCCATCCTTCATAGAAAATATCATCTTGAGTACGTTTATCTTTTAAATTAAAATCTTTACCTGCTAATTTACGTTTGTTCATCATAGCAATATTAGCAAAAAATAATCTGTTTTGAAATTCAGCAAAGTTAAAACCAATAGTACGAGCTATACCAACAGCTCCTCTTATAGGTGATGTTGCTACGTTTACTGTTTGTTGTAATTTAGAAGGATTAATAGGATTATATTTATCTCCTAATAACTCGTTTACCATCATGTTAAGAGAAGCAGACTGAGCTAATCCTGATTTATTTACAGCTTCTACCCAAGCTTCAAACTCAGGTACTTTCATAATTCTAAAACCTGGCACATCTGTAACTTGTAATAAACTATGAACCATTTGTTTAATGGCTTCTCCTGCAGGTTTACCTTTAAATTTATCTGCTTCAGCTAATAAACGTAAGTTAATTAAAACAGACATAGAGGTATCTCTTAAAATTGTATGAGGATTACCTGCCATCCACCCTACCATTTGAGTCGTTTGAACAAAAGGCTGTCGTAAAACGTTTAAAGCAATATATAAAGTAGAAGCAACTTTATTACCTAAAGAAGTAATTTGTTGTCCATCTAACTTTCTAAGAATAGAGTTAGTTCTTTTATTAATAAAATTAGGAGTTACCCATTCAAAACCATCATATACTTTATTAACAAACTCGTTAACTAATCCCTCACCTTTAGTTAAATAAGTTTGTTGTGCTTCATAATATTTATATTTATTTAAAGCTGCTCTATATTTATTACGATTAACGTTAGCATTAATTATATCTGATTCTGATCTAGGAAATATAGGGTCACCTTGAGCATCTCGTTTAAGAAACTCAGGATAAGTCCTTACAAAGTATTCTTCAAATACTCTAAGATGTGGATCTAATAAATTAAGTCTATCTAAAGCTCGATGAGACTTAGCAAGAGCAGTCATCATATCTTCTAGATTATTATTCTTAAAGTTACGATTTAAATACTCGCCTCTAGCTTTAGCACTTGATGCAGAGGCTACATAAATTTCTTGATCTGCTTTAATATCATTATATGTATTTTCTGCACGTCTTGGGTCAACTACACGATATGCAGGATTACCATCTAAATCCATAGGTAAGTCTGCTTCCATCTTTTTAGCAAATGCTTTAGCATCTTTAATAGTGTCAGCAGTTCCTACTACTTGTCTGTATTGAGCTAATACTTCAGGTTGTTGTTTAAACTTACCATTAACAAATAAAGAAGCAGGTTCTATTTCTATAAAATAAACGGCTTTATGTACTGTAGGTAAATAGCCAGGTACCTTATCTAAAACTTGTGTAGGTAATGAATCAATTTGAAATTTAGTTGCATCAATAACACCATATTCATAAACATCAATACGTTTATTTAAATTAAAGGGGTCTTGCTGTGGAAAACGTAATTGAACAATTTGTCGTCCATATTTATCATAAGGAATACCATCTTTTACTTTATCAAATACAAGTTCAGTTCCTGCTTTAGCTTCAAAATCCCAAATTAAACCTATGTCTTCTTTAATAAAAGGGAAGTCTGTTTTAACAGGTTGTAACATTGTATCTAAATTACCTTTATTATATAAAGCTTCTTTAAATCCATTAGCTACTAAATCTTCTTTAAATAGTTTATTAGTATAAGCATAGTCAAGTTTAGTTATTAACTTAATTGTTTGTATATCTGTATATACATCATCAATTAATTTAGTACGTTTAGAAGATTCAATTTGATCAAATAAAGATCTATGTAATGTCACTAAATCAGAACGAGATATATCTTTTAATCCATTAACAAATAAATGATTTAATGTTTCAAATACATAACTTGAGTGAGGTGATTTAGCTATTTTATTAATTTCTTTTACAATAGCACGAGTATTATAGTTTGTTTTTTCTGCTGCTCTTTGATAACCTTGTGATAACCAATTATCAAATTGAGCTCCTAAACTCATAATATTATTACTAAATATATCTGCTGCTTTAGCAATACCTTCACTACCAAAGTAAGTTGTTCTAGGAGCTAACCCTTCAGTGTCGTATACATATAAATCAAGAGGATCAAAAGGTCTATCAAATTCTAAAGTAATACTTAGAGTACGTTCACTACCTTCTAAGTTATTTTTAAATTCAGCCATATCATTTGCATCTAATACGTCTTTACCTTTACGTTCTTTAAAGTCTTGTAAGTTAAAGAATTTAGATTCTTTCATAAGAGTATCAGGTGTATACTTTTTACCTGTATCTAAATCTTCAATATAAAGATCTAGTTTACCTCTATTTTTAACAAAGTTTTTTAAATCACCATAGGCAGCTTTACCTTGATCTATTAAGTCTTGTTTAATTTTATTATAGATACCAATAGCTTCTTGTCGTGAGTAAATCATGTAGCTATCGTCTTTACCAAAACGAGCTTTACCAAAGATGTTATTTTGTGCTAATGTAAATTTAGATTTATTTAAATGTAATTTACCTTGGCTTTCTGATACAATAGCTTGTAATAAATCAGCATATTGTAAACGTGCCTCATAGTTTTGAAGAGGATTAAAATAGTTTTCTGTAAATATATTACTAAAATCTTCAGTTAAAGTTCTTAGTTTATGTTCAAGAGAAGGTGTGTTTTTAATATCAGACGTAAAGTTGTCTGCTTGATTTAATAAAGTATCATGAATAATGTTAAACTTTTGATTATTTAATTTACTTGCTATATTGTTAGTAGGATCTATAATAGCTGTAAGTGCTAACTCGCCACCTGCTTTAGGGTTTGCTTGTATTACATTATCAAGAGGACTACCATCTGCGATATTTTCAGCACGTCCATTTTCATAAACACGAATACGTTCACGTACAGTTTTACCTGTTTGTGGATCAAGATATTCTACTGTTGTATATCGTTCATTATATTTACGAGATATAAAGTTTTTACCACCCTTAGCAAGAGGATAAGCTATTAAAGCAGTTTCAATAATTAAACTACCTTGATCTTTGTTTTTAAAAACACCATATTTAGCCCCTGCTTCAGCTAAAGTTTGAATACCATCACTAATAGCTGTTTCACCTTTACGAACCATACTATTTCTAAACTCTTCACCAATTCCTACTTTATCAGCATATTGTTCTAGTGTTAACATATGTGCTGCTCTATGAATAGGATTATTAGCTTCTTTCATTAATACGTCAGCACGTTCAGCTAGTGTTTCCCAAGTAACTTCACCATTATCAATAGCATCTTTAGTAGCAAGTGCCCATCTAGCTCCTAAATTACCCATTACTTCAGGTATTTGAGTAAAGAAATTAACTAAAGCACCTGTCTCTGCTGTTGTTTGTTTACCCCATTGTTTCCAATTAATACTACCATTTTTGTTTTTAGGTATTTCAGAACCAAAGGTCATTTCAGAATTATTAAAGAAATCAATTACATTACCTGTTAACTGTTTATCTTCTTGTAAAGATTGATAATCTTTTTTCTCTTTACGAGAATCTACAATCGTTGATAAATGAGCATCTTGATTTTGTTCTTCAACATCAAATTTACCACCTGGAAGTGTTGCTATATTTTCAACAAATATATCTTCTTTATCTTGAGGTGTAAAGACTCCTTTATAGTAGTCAGCAATTAATTGTCGTTTAGTTAGATCATCATATTGAGGATCATCAATAATATCAGCTACGGCTGACTTATAGTTATTAGCTTCTGTTTGTTGTATTTGTGCATCTTTTAAATCTCGATCTTCAGTAATACCATTCTTTAAATCTTCAGACATTTTAAAGATGTCTTCAAAATCAGCACTACCATCTAAACCTATAGTATATATAGCTTCTTCATTAGCCGTAGGCTCATTCATTAGAAGCTGTTTATTTTCAACCTCAGGTACTATAAAGTCTTTAGGTAAAGTAAGTCCCATGTATTATCCTACGTTAAATGTATCGAAATAGTCACTACTAAAAGTTCTAGAGGCTGTCTTAGGTACTTCAAAAGGATTACCTACTCCAAAATCACGAGCTACATTCATACCTAAAGTAGATAAGTTTTGATAACCTTGCATTTCCATACCAGTTGTAGCTACTTGAGAAGCATATGTTCCTATTTGTTGAGTTGTTTCACTCATAGAACGTCCTGCCATTTCAGCACCTGTTAAGTTAGCTTGTTGATAGGCTTCTTGAGTTAATAAAGAACCAGTAGCTCCACTAGCCACAGAAGTACCAGGAAATGCTACACCACTTTGTGCTAAGTTTGCTATAATATTAGATCGTTTAAGATACGATTCTCGAGTTAACTGCCTTCGTTGCTTTTGTATATTAGCTTCAGCTACTTTTTGTTTCTTTTCTTCAAGAATTCTAGCTTGTTCTGCACGTTGTTCTTCTGCTTTTTCTTGTTTTTTACCAAGTCGTCTTTGTTGTATCATTGAATAAGCTGAAGCAACATAACCTATAGGTCCTAAATATTTACCTACAATACCTGCTTTATCTGCAAATTTACCTACAGCACTTACAACACTTGTAACAGCATTAACAGCACCACCCATTATAATACTCCTTTAACAATATATTGATACTCAGTTCCATGATTAATTTCAGCTAGTTCACCTGTATATTCACCACCAAATAAAGCATTAAACTTTATTTCTTTTGGTGTTTTAGATAAACCATATACTTCATTAATCCCTCTTCTTTTTAATACTTTTCTAATAACTTCACCTATTTTACGATAACGTTTATACGTAGATAATGACCATTCTTTACACTCAATATGAAGTATCCATTTCTTCATATAAGGTTCCCAACTAATGGCTACATAACCATTACCATCTTCTTCATATAAGATTGTTTTTGTTGAATCATGCACGATCTAATGTTACTACAGGTGTTGCCCATCCTAATAAAACCATATCTTTACCTGCTTCTGATTCTATCTTTAAACTTAAGGTTTTACCTGATCCTCTTATTTTATTCTTTGTTACAATAACTTCTTCACCATAATCAAAAGTATCTGTAGGTCCACTTGGTATATAATTTCTTAATAAACGATAAGCTTGAAATTGTGTACCCCATTTACCACTGTTAGCACTATTTGCCCAATTCCATTGAGCTTGCACTAAACATGATGATTGTTTATCTAATTCTAAATTACCACCTACTTCTGTATAACCATCTTCTGTTCGTTTTAAATAAAAGAAAATGTAGTTAGCTTGTTTACGTCTCATAATATCATTATATAATTCATAGCCAGTTACAAGATAACTTGAATAATCAGCCCCTACATTATCTACTGTATACCAGTCTTTAAATTGTAAACTACTAAATTTAGAAATTGTAAATTGAGTTCCTTTTATAGTAAGATAACTAAATTGTGAACTTCTATTTAAAGGAGTATCAATAGTTATAACTACAGGATTACTACTACTATCAATAACTGTATTTGTATTTACAACAACATTTGTATCTTGTTCTGCAATTACATAACCTGGTATTTGAATATAATCAGCAATATAAGGAGAACCTGTTGCTAAGTCTGCAAATGTATTTGTATACCAAGCTTGTAATGTTAAATCATAAATTAATTCTTTATTGTATTTATTTATGTAATTAGTCGTATTATAAACAACATCATTATTATCATTGTATAACCAACGTACTCTATTTTCTTTTTCATCATAATAACCTTTACAAAAGTCTTTACCTAATTCAGGAATATCTAAATATAAAGATTGAATTGTTGTTAATGATAAAGAAACAGCTTTAAAACGTCCTCCTGCAGCATCAGGAGTAAGCATATAAATACCTGCATTAGACCAATAAAAGAAAGCTCCATTAACAAAAACAATAGAGTCAGCATTAAGTACACCATTATCAGATATTTTACCTAACTGAAAAGAGGTTGCATTAAAACCACCTGTATCACCATAAAGTTCCCATACACCATTTTCTGCAAAGATTAATAAAGAAGCTTGAGACGGCACAATTTTAATAATCTTGCTACAATCAGGTATTTGTACAGTACCTCCATCAGAAGCTACTACATCATTTAAAGCTGAATCTGTTGGATCAGTTTCTTGATGACATTTACCTAATTGGTCATCTGACGTTACTACTTGAGTAAAGAAAATATAACCTGAATAATTAGGTGATTTAGCATCAGGATCAGTTACATTAGAAACAATACCTGAATAAAAAAGTCGTTGAGCATAAGCAGCAATAGTAGTTAATGATCCTGTTTCTTGATCTGTATTAAGACCTGTTACATCTGTATTAGTTTCTCTACTAGAGCCTCTATTAAAAGCATCTATAATAATACGACCTTTAGCTACTTGAAAACGAGAAGTAGCATTTTTTTCAAGAATAGTAGGATCATACTTTTCATAGTTAGCATCTGTAGCATCACTATTTTTACCTAATACAAAAGCATCAGCATTACTAGGATAACCTCCTAAAGCTCCTCGTGTAGCATTAAGAGCATCAGTTGTAGCTACTGTAGGAGTTGCAGGATCATTATCATCATCCCATTGAGTACTAACTGTAACAATGTTTTCTGCCCAACCTTGATTTCTAAGATTATATTTATGTTCAATAGATAATGCTGCAGGTCTTTCATCTACATCTAAACCATCCTCAAGTCCCCATATATCACGTACTTTAATATCAATCGTAGTTTGAGTAACAGTATCTGTAGTAGAATTATAAGATAATAAAACAGGTTTTGATAAATCTTCAGATACTAAAATACATTTATTATTAATAACAGCAGTTTGTAATTTAGCATTACTTAAATCTGTTACTGTTAAAGCACTACCACCATTTAATAAATTAGCACTAGGATTAGCTGTAAGTAAATCTACAAACCATAGTTTACCTTCTATTCTAATAATACCAATAGATACAGAACTAGACCCTCCTGGTGTTGTCCAACGATGAAAAGACTGTTTACTTTCTTTAATAGTATCTACTGTTAAACCTGTACTATTTAATTGATACAAGTTTTCATAGTCAATACCTAGTCGTCTTGAACGAGAGCCATCTCGATTCAGAACAAAGTTATTTTCATCAAGAGAAGCATTTTCAGGAAAAGTAAGAGGACTTGCCTCAGTAATTAAACCTTTTGTAAAAGATCTAAATGCCTTTTCAATAGCTTTAGCCACTTAGTCTTCCTTTGTAAGTTCTAGTTTTTCGTTTACTTTTTTAGATTGTTTCTTTTGTTGAGCTGTTAATAAATAGCTACGAGCTGTTACATCAGCTACTCGTTCTGATGTAAAATGACCCCCTAGTTGTTCAGGTAGTTCACCACCACTACCAAATTGAAACTTAAGATGAGCAGTAGTAGGGCATACAAATAATTGTAATTCTTTACCACCTTCTGTTTCATACGTTCTTATAATTTTCATTTTATGTCCTTTGAAGTTTCTTTTTACGATCTTCGTTATCTTTACGTAATTGTTCTGTACGTTCTTTAGATTCTTCTACTTGATCTTTCATAGAAGGATGAGTATAGTTACCTTCATCATCTACATTATATTTATTTAAAAACTCATCTATATCTTTATAGTGAGGTAAGTCAGCCCTTTCTTTTTGAGCATCTTCATATATAGTTGATTCTCTTTTTTGTTTTTTAGGCATAGTGCTCATTATTAGTAACCTTGTTTTTTAGGTTTAGCCATTTTCTTCATTGGTTTCTTTTTAGGCATAGGTTTCTTTTTCATAGGATGTTTCATAGTTTTTTTACCTTTCTTAGTTGATTTACCATATTGTTCTTTATGAACAAAGGCTTGAGTGTTGCTCGTTAATTGTGTCATTAGTAGTTAGGCTTTCCTTTAATACCTGGTTTACGACCATAGTTTCCAAATGTAATACCATTTTTTAGTCTCCAAGCTTCTTGGCTCATTCTACGTTTTTGAGATATAGAAGCTTGTTCTGCTTTAGGATTAGGCATTTGTTTTAAAGTTAAGAAACAATTTGATTTAGCTTCTGCTAATAAATAAGTAAACATTTGTACAGGTAAATCAGGTGTAAAAGAATCTGTTATACTAAAAGTTACTGATCTTTTACCTTGTGCTTTTGTTTTAGAAGAAGACAATGTAGAGTCTATAACACTATCATAAGAATCAAAAACTAAAGTTTCATCATCAAAAGATGTAAAATAATTAGGACTTTGGTCATTATAAATATTTAAAGTAATACCTGTAGCATCTGTAACAACAGTTACATCAGAAGCAGAGCTATCTCGTTGATCTACAATATACATAAAATCTTCAGGTGTTTTATAAATAATTTCTTTATATTTATCTTTAGTATCAGTTAACTTACGACAATTATATTTAATAAATTTAAGATCTATAATATCTTCAGGTAGTCTCATGTGTGTAGGTTTTGTATTATCACCTGAAGCTTGTAACTGAAATAACTCATATAAAAATGGCATATCACGACCATCTATAATATTATAGTATGTTGATTTAATTATTTGGGCTACTTGAGTGGCTTCTTGAGTATCATTAATACTATTAATTTCATCAGAATCCATGTCTGACATTATGTCTTGTACCATTTCAAGTAGTGTCATTTTAGCCATAATTTATTCCTAGTCTAAGAAGAGAGCTACTAAACCTGCTTCAGTTGGAGTAATATTCTCTCCTGAAGAAGTACCATCTCCTCCTACGTGTATTGATAATAATTGACCTGCTGTTGCATTTACAGTGCCTGTAGAAGATAAAGTTAATTTATCAGCACCATTAGTAGGTTTAGCTACTGTACTTGTTCGAGTACTTGTTGTACCATCTAAAGCAAATTTAAAGTTATAAACAGATCCTGAAGCTATAGCTGTTGTTGTAAAGTTAATCCAAAAAGTAATTAAATAGTGACCTGCTTGATTAAGTGTAATAACTCCACTAGCAGGTGTTACAGTAAGAATATCTTCATTACCTGAAGCTGTCCATTCGGCACTTGGATTAAGAATTGTATAAGCAGAAGCTCCTGCTAAAGTATGTGTAGTTGTACCACTTGTAATATAAATTTCAGCATGAGGTTTACCAGGAGGATATTCCCATGCACCTGATCCTGATCCATTAGAAATATATACTTTACCACTTGTAGCAGCCGCTACACCCTTAGGCTCATGTATATCTGGATCTGTGATAATGTTATGTTGTATAGTCATTTAATATATATTCCTAAAAGATAAGGGAGGGTCCGAAGACCCTCATCCTTAATTAGTTTTTGTCGTAAACGTATTCAACGACAAGTCGAGCTTTACCTGTAAGTAAATCGTCAACGTTAGGAGCAACTACAACTTCTCCTGCAGTAGCACCGATTGTTTTACCTACTAAAGCACCTGCACCAGTAACAACGTTACCTGCAGTGCCAATAGCTGTTTGTGTAGCCTCATCAGCTTCCACCAAACCATCAGCATCGATAGCAACACCTGCAGAATTATACAATCCAACAACTAAGTCTGTTGTAGTAGATGTAGAAGTAAATGCTACATCAACATATAACTTAGCTGAAACGATTGTTGCGTTTGCAGGAATAACATATTGTAAATTGCTAGTACCAGAAGCAGGAAGGTTATTATACGCAAAGTCCCATTGGGCTCTTTTGATAATACCTGTAGATGCTGTTTGAGCACCTTTACTGCCATCTGTTGTTCTAGCACCATAGTGGTTAGCTACTCCACGTTTAGCATCAATTTCATAACTCATTGTTTCGTCTCCCTATTAGTATGTAGCTTCGTCAGTTAAAATAACACCAAGTGTATCTACACGTTGAGCACCGAAACCAAAGCGAGAAGTAACTTGATACTTGTCAGCTCTTTCTTCTTGATCTCTCCAACCTTCTGTTTTAGGAGCACGTCTCCATGCGTGCATGATTGGCTTGCAAGAGTCATCAGCAACACACATAAATACGTTAGCCTTGTCACCAACTTCAGCAGTATCGTTAGCTAAGCCGTAGCCTGAGCCGTCAATAGCTTCTGTAGAAGTTAATGATGGTAAGAAGTTAGAAGTGTAGATGTCAAAACCAAATATGTTTCTTACAAACTTATGGTCACGAGCAAAACCTTCTGTTACGATACCTTCGAACATTGGGTTGTTTGATACGTTTACTAAGTTTTGTAAGCTGTTTAATGTAGCTTCAACAACTGGGTCTACAATAGCGATACGACCACCTGATGGAACATTAGCTTTATCAAATGCTAATTTCATAGCGATGATGTCATCTAATGTCATGTTACGAGTAGAAGCACCTGCTCCACCTGCAACCCAACGATGTGGACGACCATTTACTAAGTTAGCATTAGCAGCAGTATGAGCAGCATTAACAGCAGCTAAGAATTTAGTTTCATGGTTTTCACCTAATGCACGGGTAGATTCCATAGCACGCATAGCCATGAGTGTATCTACTTGAGAACCATCTTCACGAAGGTCATCAGACACTTTCCAAGCATCACCTATATAATCAGTAATAGCAAGTGTTAAGTTACCTGTGTCAATAGGAGAGAAATTTAAAGGAGTATCCTCAGCAGCATCTTGAAGAGTTACAGTACCTACTGTCTTGATGTTTAAAGTTGTACCTGAACCGAAGTCAGTTACATCTCTCCACATACCTTCTGGCAATAGATAGTCATGTAAGTTCTCAAGAATAAACTGTGAATACTGTTGAGCTTCAATAAAAGCTGTAGTATTGCTAGTTAATTGTGACATAATATTTCCTTATTATAATTGAGATTTAACTTTCTCACCTGCATTTCTCCATGCTGCCAACATATCTTTAGTAGAAGCTCCTTTCGGAACTTTAGCAGATAATTCTGGCTTAGCTGTATTGTTTAAAGCTTGTGTATTAATAGAACTTGAAGGTTTACCTACTGGTGTAGATTTAGTTTCAAATCCTGCAAGCTTCATAACAACATTAGGAGATGTTGCAGCTAAGTTATTAAGTTGTTGCACAGTTAGACCTGCTTCTTGAGCAATCTTAGTATAAGCTGCCTCAGCTTGAGCTCCATACTGTTCAGTAAACTTAGAAGCTACTGTTTGTGCATTTTGCTTAGCTTTAGACTGCTGTTCTTTTTGCTCAATAGTTTGAGTAACTAACTGCATTAGTCTATCTTGATCAATTTCAACACCTTGAGGGGTTGCCTCTCTTGGTTGAATGCCAGACTTCATTTCATCTAGTAGTTCTTCTGCAGTTTTACGTCTTGTTAGTTCTTCCTTCAGTTGAGCCATCTCTTCCTCTAGGGTTTTGATATGCTCTTGTGCATGAGGAACTGATTTCAACGCATCTTCTGCAGATTTATACTTTTTACCTTCTCCTACAAAGTCTAGAGCTTCTGTCGGAATCTCAAACTTAGGGGTGGAAGTATCTGCTTGCTGAGTCGCTTGGGTAGTTGACTCATTAGAAACTTGTTCTTGTTGTATGTTATTGTTATCTTCAGCCATTATTTTTCTCCTTGGTCAGGAATAAGATTATATAGTTTAGAAAAAGCCTTTTGAAAGCCAAGTTGATAAGCTTGATGTTCAGACCATGCAGGTAAAGAGAAATTATCTTCATCAACACATTTACGTCTTGACAACTCAATCTGTTCTGTGAGATAATCTTTTAACTCTTTAAATACTTGATCTTTAGTAAGCTTCTTAGCTTTATCTGATTTTAAATCCATATAAATATTATACCATAAGTTGGTTTAAAAGTCAAGTTAAACTTGTGGTTCTTCAGGTTGTTGGGGAGCTAACTCCTCTGCCTGTTGAGCCAACATCTGCTCTTCCATTCCTGGTTGAGCTTGTTCAGCTTGAATTGATTGTTGGACTTGATTTATAAGTCTTTGTGTCTCTGCTTGTTCAAATATAGCAGCATTATCTTTAATAAATTCATATTGTTCAAAGCCCATATATTCTTCTACCATCTTAGCAAGACGTTTAGCTGATATATGAGGAGCAATAACTTGTCCCATAGGACTATTAAAGACACCTAGCATATTCTGTATAAGTTGAGCACGAGCAGCAAAGTGTCTAGCTCCGATAGGACGGAGTTTACCTTTAGCTGTAATGTCTTCTTTAGTAATAGATAAGAAGTCGGCAACACCAAGATCATCATCCATTACACGAGAAACTTCTACAATATCCATGTTACGTTTAGAAACTTCTAACATGGTATTTAAGATTGGTTCTAAGAACTCAACCTCGAATTGGTTAATTTTATGTTGGAATATTCTGCCTGCAGCATTCTGTAACTGTTGTACTTCAAACGCTGTCTTTTCTCCTGGGGTTCTAAAGCCCATAGCTTCTTTAGGAGCTCCTGCCATTTCTTCCATGATAGCTAATAAAGCTGCTATCTCATTGTTGACTTGGAAAGCAGCAGGATTAGGAGGCATCATACTTACATCACCATCTTCAGGGATATGAATTACTTCTTCAGGACCCCATGTAAATGGTTCTACATCACCTTTAATAGCAATCGGTGGATGTATAGTTAAATCTAGTGCATCTGCTTTTAAGTTCTCTAAGTGATCTACTCGATATTGCATACCAACTAGATTGTCTAAAGGACCCATAGCATATAGGTTGTCTGGACGAGTTCTCCATCCAACATGATGTTTATTGTCTCTACCAAACCAAGATGGATTCTCCATGTTACGAATAACAATAGAACGATCTATAATAGTAATCATTCTACGTTCTAATAGATTACCTTCCATCTCGTCATAAATATCTCCTTCAAATTCTAGTATCTCTACTAAACCTGATTGGAAATATTCTTGTAAAGAACCAAAGCCATCTATATGATATGCTTCTGCTTTATTTACATCTTCTTGTCTAAATGATGAAATACTCTTACGAATCTCCATAGCTCTTTGTACAGAACCTTCGTCATAGTTAAGATCAGGTCTATATTTAAGATCCTTCTGTAATTCACCTACTGTTTTTACATAGCGAGTAAATTTAGGAGAGTCTTTAAATGAAACTGCTGTAGGATTAAAGATAATATCAAATGGTGATATTCTTAAAAGCTTAGGACCTCTATATGTTGTAATTTCTTCTTCAGATACAGGATCTATATGAGTCTCATTAACATAAGTTACTTCTGCAAAAGAGTTACCATAATCAATATAGTCATATACTAACTGTGATACTGTTTCTCTAAATCCTGATTCTCTAACTTTAGTTTTAAGATAGGATTCAATAGCTTTTCTTTTCTTATGAGTAGAATCTTCTAGATTATACCCTTCCCATTTCATCCAATTATCATTTGGAAACAACGCATCCATATAGTTAGCATGTAAGTTGTCTCTAATTTGAGTAAGCTTAGGCAGAGTAGTCTTATTCTTCCAAGGAAGTTTAGAGTTAGTAGTTTTAGTTGTATCTGTTGCAAATAAATAGTTCCTTAGCTCTCGCCATTCTGTTTCTTTTTCTTGTCTTTGAATCCACCAGTTATTATAAAGATGAGAAAGCTGTCTTGCTAATCCATCTCCTTCTAATAACCTTTTGATTTCTGCTACTTTTCCTGCCATAGTTATTCCTTATTAATAAGATACACCACCAAAACGGGAGTGTGTTACTATATTTCTACCTACACTAAAAGCACCTACACGCTGTTTAGGAATCACAGCTATTGCGATAGCGTTTGATAGAGCATCTTTAATATCGTCATGAGGTGGATGAGTCATGACTAATTCTTCTTCTAATGATTGACAATTACCACCTTTATAATGCCATACTTGTAGGTTGTCATACTTAGGTTCAAGCACTGCTCCTACTCGTTCTTGTTTGTCACCTAAATGCCTAGTAGGTCTAAACTCTTCAATAGAAAGAGGTATACCATTAGGTTTTAAATAGCTCTCCTTAAGCTCCTTAACAATCGTTTGCTGAGCTACTGTGGTCTCTGCTCTAAGTTTTCTAAAGCCCCACTTCTGCCATGCTGTAAGAATGTGATTGTAATAATCTACAATACGTTCTGTTTTAAATCGATCTATGTCTAACACATAGAAGTTCCCTTGATGATCTACTCCTACAACTACTAAAGCTGTATAGTCAGCTTTCTTTCTTAATGAGAACGCAAAGTCAATCGCTGCATAGACGTTGAGTTTACGATCTCGCATATACCAGTCCCCTTCTTTATTCTGTAGAATGTTTCTATCATAATATTGAAAGTTATCTGCATTAATTCTAGCTGTCTCAGTACTATTAGGATTATTATAGTATTGAGCATAGAATTGAGTATTATCGACATATTTAGCTTTGATTCGTGCTAACTCTTTAGCATCAAATCCAAAAGCTTTACCATCTGACCTTGTTCGTTTAGCCCATAGAAACTCACCATTGGTTTCTACGACCCTTTGAAATAACTCATATACTGGATCTTCTGAAACTAACTCTCCATCTTCATCATAAAGAGTTTCTTTCATATTGATCATAGTATCATAAATATCTCTAGGATGATAACGAGTGCCAACAACCCATTCATAAGCACCAGGATTTTCAATGGAGGCGAGTTGTGAATAAGCCGAGGCAACCTTTTCTCTACCATCTTCCGTATAAGCGTTACCTGGCACAACAATATCATCCAAGACGACAACATCAGCATGAAAGCCAGTAGTATTACTGGTAAGCCCAACAGCTTTACAAGTAGCATCCCTGATTCCTTCTAGTTTTCTTTGTGGGTGGTCTACTGCAATCTCAGCAACTGCCCACTTTTCACGTTTACCCTCTTCTGGGTGTATCATATCTGACCAATAACGTCTGTATATTGGATTATCTAAGACCTGTTTAATTGCATATAGCTGTTTCTCAGCTAAGTCAGCAGTAGCAGACACATAGAGTATAGTTGTTTCAGGATGCTTTGTAATCCACCATGCAGTTCTATAAGCTACTAACTTAGACTTCATGTGTCCTCGAGGAAGTAATACTAATTGGTTTTGTTTAGCATCTTGACGTTGCCACCATTGTATTAATTCTTCATGAATAGCACCTAACATTAAGTGAGGAGCTACTAACTTAATAAACGTTAAGAGATCAGCTTCTGCTGCTTCTCTTATTTGATCTATACTAGCTTTTAACATTTAAGCTTTCTTCTTCTTTTTGCCCCAGTTATTCTGCATATCTTTATAAGCTTTAGCACTTATAGTAGATTTCTTTTTACTTCTGCTAGTTCCTGCTTTCTTTCTTTTGTTTATGTTTTCTACTAAGCTCATTTTTAATCTGCTCCATTCTGTTTAAACGTTCTTCACGAGTAAGGTACAACCATTGACTTAAATCTTCAAAGGTGCGATGACATGATATACATCGAGTACCTTTCATTCGACACACCCCATTACAGGGTGAGTCCTCTACCACTTAACTTTGTCAGCCCAATATGCTGCTGACATTTTACCTTTACTTATGTTTTTAGCATGACGAGCTTTAAATGACTTCTGTCTTGCTTTCTCTGAAGCAGTCTTAGGATTAGCTCCTGCTCCACTAACACCTTGTTGACCAAATCTAATAAGCTTAACTGTTGAACCTTCTTTAGCTAACACAGCATGAGACTTTTTAGCACCTGGAGTTTTCTTAGGTTTATTGTATCCTGCAAACTTCTCTCCACGATATTCAATACTCATTTCTTTTTACCTTTACTTTTACCTGCTTTGCTTAATGCAATAGCAATAGCTTGCTTCTGTGGTTTACCTGCTTTCATTTCTTTACGAATATTCTCAGAGATAACCTTTTGTGACTTACCTTTCTTTAGTGGCATTATTTACTCTCCATGAAAAACAAATTAACTTCTGCTGCTCGTCTTCTTTCTAATCCTCGTAGAACTTTACCACCTGCTCTACAATACTTTAAAAGAGTGTCCATCGCTTCTTCCTTCTCTCCTCGATTTAACTTAGAACGAACACTACTTCTTTGTAAAGTTCCATTTCCTAGGTTAAATGCAAATGATACAAGTGCATCAAATTCACACTGCTTAAGAGGAACAGTGATATAACGAGAAACTCCCAACTCAAATCTCTTAAGATCTTTCTTAAGTAAATCATCAACCTCCTCTTGGCTCCATACTCTGTTATCTTTTGGATCAAGTCTTATTTCCTTTCGTCTTGCTAAAGGGAGGGTAGCCTGTTCAGGATAGAGAACGTGACCATACCCCACAGTCCAAAGTAAAGCAGGACAAAGATAAGGATTGAAATGACAGCCTTCAAATTGCTTAATAAGTTTGATCCCGAGTTCACCTGTTATCACTTTTTCTTATCCCAGTGTCTAGATCCAAACCAGAAGCCTATAATTGAAGCTACGATTGCCATCTCTTCATCTGAGAATATTAATGTTAATGCTGTTTCAAAGTCAACACCTGTTTTAATAGCCCATATCATACCTGCTACATCTGTAAACAATAGTAAGAATACAAACATATAGGTTACTACAGGTCTTACAGAAGCACTTAGATTCTTAACCCATCCACTAGCACCTTCTTGTAGTTTCTTATCATGATCATATAATGCTACTCGTTCTTGAGCATAAGTTTGCATTTCTATTTGATCTGTTCTTACTTCTTCTATTCTTGCTTGAGATGCAAAGCCTTTTTCAGCTAAAGCTAATTCACGCTCTGTTTGTAAAGATGCCATTTCACGTTCATGCTTTTGATCTGCTTTATTCTTAAAGAAGTCTAATACACTTGGTAAACCTGAAGTGGCAAAACCTAATATTCCTGATAGTATACTTAACATTGTTACCTTCCTAGTGGGTTAGTCGTTGCTGTTTGTAATGCTTTCATCTTAGCATTTACTGTTTCGAGTTCAGCTCTTACTTCATTACGCATAGCGTTTAAACTTGCTTCAACTTCTCTTTGACTTCCTTTTGCGATTGCTGCTGTCTCTTTAGCCAACACAAAAGCATCGCTTGCCTTGTCTTGTAACTTAACATTTGTTTGCATTAACTCCATATATCGTTCTTGTTGTGTCTTCATCTGATGCTCTAGAGCTTCTATTTTAGAACTATCAAACTCTTCAATCACCGAAAGCATCTGATTGTAAAGGGTTATCGTGTAATAAGCTCCTCCACCTATTATTGGCAGAATCGTTAAGATTAAGCCCAATACCATTTGGGGAGATAAGGTCAAGGAGAAGGTTTTGTTCTCTGGCATAGTTCTGTTCCTGTTCTAAGTCTAAAAGGTTAGTTAATTGTTCTTGATAGTAGCCTTGAGGCTGATCTATCAATGCAAAATCAATAGCAATCCCAAACCCAGGAACGACTGTTTCGTTTTCCTTTGTCTTTATCTTCTGTTCTTGTTTTGCCTCTTGCTTCTCTTCCTTTGTCTCCGTAGGGGAGCTTGATGTCGAAGGCTTCGTTGTATTTGTCTCTGTTGGTTTTTCCTGTACTTGAGGAATCGCCATTTCTTGCTCCACTGGATTGTTCATTTGAACTGGATTCATATCCACAGGTTCTGAAGTAATCCCAACTGGGTCTGGCTGATCGAGACTCAATGGGCTTGCAGGATTCAATGGACTCTCTATGCTTGTAGGATCTGTTGCTTTTAGGGTACACGAATTGGAGGTCGTAATCCAAGGACCACTCATTGGGTCTGAGTATGGAGTCGAGCAAGTCGAAGTTCTTTGCTGCGTTATAGATCCTGTGTATCCATCCTGACATGCTATTGTTTGCTCCTCTTGACTTTCGACACAACTAGGTGGTAAAGGTTCACAATGAGACGAGCTAACAGTCCAAGCACTCCAACTGTCAATATTACAAGAATAGAAACGACTTTCATTAACGAAACCAGTAGTGAAAGGCTCTGTGCAAGCAGTTGTTCTTTGCTCTGTTTGGTCCACGCACCTACTGTAGTTTTGACAGATTGGATCATTTGGTTGATACGAGACACACCAGTAGTCCATAATGGCAACTGAGGGTTCGATACCAACGCAGACCAACGAGTCTTCAACCATGAAACCATTTTGATCAGGTGTGTATGTACAGTACCAAGCATAAGCATTACTCCAAGTTAAGAGGTTTAGTATAAGTAGGAAGCGTAAAATCTTTACCATATAGCTTTGTAAACCTTTCAGGATATAGTTCATACCAAGCAGCTCTTGCTGCTGATCCTAGGGCTCCTCCCACAGGACAGGGGCTTCCAGACATTTCCATAGCATTCCATACTTTAATATCTTCACATAGAACTGATACAGCACTAACTTTAAGACCTAGATCATTAAGAGTTTTTGCTAGTTTAATCCGTACACAGTTATCATCTGTGAGAACAGTTCCACCTGACACAGCAAATACACCTGTATTAATACCACCTGATGCAGGTACAGCACAAACATCTTGAGAGAAAGCAGACATCGAAGGTGCCATAGCAGAAGGGACTGGTTGTCCCTTATAATTTATAGTTGTTTCTGCTGCTTCTGCTTTATTGATAATAATAGTAGATACAACAATACTACCAAAACCTATAATGATAGTCCAAAGAAGTTTATTAAGAACAGCTTCTATTTTATCTATACGAGCATGTATATTAGCGTACCTTTCGGCACACAGTTCTTCATGCGAGTTTAGTCGTTGTTCTACTTCCTTTGGAGTTGTCACTATTCACTCCAGTTCTGTGATTGCATTACCTCAATTAATGCTTCTACAGTTGATACTGCTTTGATTGCAGTTTCTAATCTTTCTGATTCTGCAACGATTGCTGTTCGTTTAGATGCTACATCTGTAGGAATGTCTACATTACGCTCTACTTTACGAGTCACATACCAGTCTGTCGTTGCTAATAGTTTACCTGCTGTGTCTTTTACTTGTGCAATCATAGTAGACTTCAGACCTTTAGTGACTAGTCTTTCATCACTGTCTACCATCACACGATTGTCTGGGTCTGTGTTATCTAATACTTTTACATAGAGTGGGTTACCTGCTTCGTCTACTTCTTCTTTATCCTCTAATGCTTTAGGATTGTTGATGTCACCATCCCAGTAAAATCTGTCATCAGCACGAACAGGGTCGTCTACCCATGTAATACCGATGGCAGTCTTTTCTGCTTCTGTTGATTTTTGTAACCAATTAGAAGGATACATCACATCACCTACTGTAAATGACCTTCCAATTCTGAGTGTTAAGTTTCCTAATTTATACATAATGTTTTCCTTTTAATTAATCATCGACCTAAAGCGTATTTCGTTGGTACTTCGGCAAATGCCATATAGATGTATGTGCCACCAGATGAGTTTCCACCACCAGTGGTACTTTTTACTTTAAATCCATTTGATAAGAAATCAAATTGAACGCCAGTAGATTCAGCATTTGATAAATTTGGAAATAAAGTTGCAGTTGTTACATTATATTGGTTACGAGAAGCATCAACAATTTGCCAGTTTTCAGTTGAATCTGTGCGTTTAATCATCACAAACGCAGGTCTAAACCCTGTGTATACAAATGGACCATCAGCAGAACCATTACCGACATAAGAACCAAACTTGGAGAATCCTTCTACTTCTGCAAAGCAGTATGCTACATAAGGAACAGTATTAGTATTACAAACATTATTTGTTCCAATGGTAAATATACTAGATGTTGGACTAGTATTATTCCAAAAAACTATGTTTGTATTTACTGCATAATTGCCACTTAAAAATACAGCGGCAGTATTTCCAACGCTTGTATGGTATACTCCCCAATCATTTGTTCCAGTTCTTGCTTTTGTAATTATGAATTTAGGTGTAGAACCCAATCCATGACCAACTGTAGACCCTGTTATTCCATTACCTGTATATGTCACCACACTAAATCCAGATGTTG